GTCTGAACTATCTTGTCTCCCTCTTTCCATCCAGATTCGTAGTGCTGTCCGCTTGGTGCATCTGTCGGCATATCTGTGTACACCACCTGTTTATATCCTAACTGTTCCAGTTCGCTGTCGTATGGATTATTGATTGTGCGACCGTTTAACACTATGGTTTTTGGCGCACTTCTAAGATATCCGTTTTCTAATTTTGCGTACATTTGTTATCACTCCTTTCTAACTTTTATCCAATCTCCATCAAAGCATGGTGCGTTGATTTCTCCGTGTTTTATGTTACTATTACTTCCAACCCCGACATACAATGTTCCATCGGCAGGAATAGTTATTTCTAAGCTTCCTGTTGCTACTGGTAATTCTGTATTTCCTGTTTTAGTTCCGTATAACATATACGAGCCGCCACATTTACGCATATCGTAGAAATATTTGCTTATCGTCCTAACATTGCTCCATTCGATATAATACTGTTCTCCTCGTTTTACACTGAATACAATAGCTGGACACCGCTTGCCGTACCATTCTCCAGTATCGGTTAGGTAAGCTTCATAGAGCCATTCGCTTGTTTCTTCTTCCTTACTTCCTAATGTTCTCCGTCTTAACATATCAGCTCACACTCCAATTCTGTGATGTAAGTAATCCCTCTAAGATTGATACCTCATAGATCTTATTCGCTTCGACCGTAAAGCTACCGATATTGACATTGCTAGGGTGCACTACCCTTGTAGCTGTCGCACCGCTTTTAAAAATAAAATGCACCTCTCCTGTGCCCTCGCCGATGGTGTAGGTAAGCGACTCCATTTCTGGGAAGATGTAGAGTTTGTTAGGTTCTAGCGTAACCGTTGTATCTGTAGCAAGTTTTTCTATTCTTTCGATACCGCCTGTCTCAATTGTGATTGCAATGGCTTCTGAACCATCGTAGGTGTACTCTTTACCGCCATATGTGATTGTTAAGGATTGTGGATTTGGAAGTTTTGTTGGCACTGTGGGGATTGTTGGAATTGTTGGTTTTCCTTGTAAGTCTTCATAATTGCCGGAAAAATCGCTCTTGTTATTCCACGACTGTTTCTCTGTGTCTGTAACAGTTCTGTGTTCCGCATCTTCTTTTAAATCAGATAGGTTTTTTGGTACATTAATTGGATTCTCTGCTAGATACTCTTTTAATGCTTCTGCTATCTGTTCTTGTGTTACAGTACCACCAAGGTTTGCAAGTATATATTCAATAACTTCTGGATTTTCTTTTTCTACTTCATATTTTGTTTCTAATCCTTCTAAGGATTCACATTCACTGTTTAGCTTTGTGTTCCATTCATTTATAACACTGCCATCTGTTTTTGTTTTTATAGCACACACAACAAACTGTATTTTACCCTTTTGTTTTGTTACATTATCATATAATTCCCACGAAAATATAACACTGTCTTTTTTCTTCTTTCTTGTCTGTTACTACATATACATCTCCATCTCCTGCGGCATTTCTGTAATTAATCCGTATATTTAATTCCATAAGATTAAGACCATTATTGCCTACTAATTTTGGAAACTTGAACCATATACGCTTTGCTCTTTTATCAGATTCAACACCTAACATCTTGTATAATTCTGGAACTGTAACCACTCTTGTATTATCGTCAACTGTGCAATATTCTTTTTCTTCAATTTGTTGTTCTGCCAATGTTAGTAATTCATCTACAGACTGCAAATTTATCACCTCATTCCTGTTCTACATACTCCCTGTTCGTCTTAATTTTTTCTTCTCCTTCTTTTCCATATATCTGAAAACTAAACATACTACCCTTTGTTATTTTTTCCTGTAACACTATTTTACTTTGGAGTACGACATTTACTTCTTCACCATCAGCATTCCTAAGGCTAATAACCTTTGCTTTATTCTTCCATTGTTCATCCCACTCAAACACAAGTCTTATATAATTGTTCGAACCTTTTATAATGTGAGAAAAATCACATCCACTATCACGTATTATGTTTTGTCCTTGTACTTTATATTTTAACGTCCTCATTTTGCAACCTCGCCATTTCTAATAACTCTTGTTCCGCTTGCTACTGTTCTTCCTGTTTGTTCTTGTTTTTCTATTACTTCTGGTTCTTTTACACATGATTTAAAATCTGGTTCTCTTTCTTCCATTGCCGCCAAACAGATTTCTATTCCATTATGTAATCCACATGTATAATCATCTACTATGTTCTGTTCCTGCATTTCTTTAAGCATCCGAATCGTGTTATATGCTGTTTTATATTTCTTCCAATATCCAAACATTTCTATCATACCTCTCTAAGCTAATATTTGCCGTTTTAAGCGGCTTTTGAATTTGTCTTGATATCTTTTATATCTGCTACTGTATATTTGTCTAATGCATACCACAGCGCGCTAAATGTATGTGGGTCAATGTTAAATTCATCCCATATCGGATTTCCCTTGCTATCTTTTGCATACGTTAAGTCTTTTAATTCTCGTATTGTGTTTTTACATTTAGGCGAACACACAATCTTTTTGAATCTCTTTAGCTTCTTAGTGTTTGCTAATCTACTACCTGCAAACTTCTTACATTTGTACATATCAAAACCACACTGCCTGTAATACTTAATAGCTTTAGGTTCTGCACCGTCCGCATATATCATCTTATTACAATTACTTGCTCTTTCTTTTACTCTTTGTACATGTGGTAACTGTGCGAATATATCATCTGTTAAGTTATTCCTATACACTTCATCATAGATATACAGTATCTTGTTTTTATCGTCTACACAACAACTAATAAGTGCATTGTAACTTTCCTCAAATCCAAAATCCAAACCGAAGAAATGGTACTTTGATGATATGCTGTTTACCGTGTTTACAAATTGCTTTGCATTCTTTGCTACTGTGAATTGTGGTAATACACGTTTTCCACTTGCTCCAAACCTTCCCCATCTTGCTACTGTGTATAGATATGGGTCATATGTTTTAAGTTCTTCCAGAGTTGTTATATAAGATACTGGTAAGAATGGGTTATCATCCGGCAAACTGTGATGATAATAAACACCATTTACAACCATCGTCTTTTTCTTATAGAATCTTTCCTCATTGCATATTGTATGTTCTTTTCCTTTTTCATCTATATGAACGAAAAATCTATCATACACCCAGTTTTCTTTTCCTACAGGGTTACATGATAGAATAAAATGTAATGTTACGTTAGGCTGTCTTACACGTCCTAACAACTCTTTGTATGCTTCATATTTCAACTCAGAACATTCTTCCATCCATACAATAGAAACACCATGAATTGATTTAATCTTCTCTGTATTGTCCATCCCTCTGAATATAATACGTGAACCATTCGGAAAACGTATTTCCATTGGACTTTGTACTGCTATTATCTTTCCATCTTTGTTCTTGTTTCTGTTGTCTGTTGTTGCTGAAAGCATATCCATCTTTGTTAATATCTCTTTGAACAAACTAAAACAACTCTCTTTAATTGTTGCCATTACATTACGGACAACAAGTGCTGTTCTTTTCTCCTGCATTAATTTTAATATTATCTTTAATGCTATGTTGTAACTCTTTCCACTTCCATACCCACCAATGAGTAGGTACTGTTTGTAATCCCAATCTGTTAGAAACGAAGCAAATCTTTCAGAGACATCTATATTCATCTCCATATGATTTTCTCCTTTCTATTATATTGTACCATTGTATTATTTGTTTGTCAATGTTTTATTTTATTTATTTTAATGGAGAAGGTGGGACTTGAACCCACGGCTTTCCGCTTATGAGGCGAACTTTCTAACCAACTGAAATACTTCTCCTTGTGATGGTTTTCACACCGGCAAATGCTACTAGCCATCATAAATGAATGCGATTTACACAATATAAGGGTGAAACATTATTCACTCAATAATCAATATATTGTGAACTGCCCTAACTGGATTCGAACCAGTGTTACAAGAGTCAAATTCTTGTGTGCTACCATTACACTATAGAGCATTATTGCGAACAATGTTTCTTTCGCTAGGTGGTTCGCATGTGACATTGTTCGACTTATCACACCTTGTATGATTTTCATTTCGATACTCACATTTCAATTGACTGCATACCCAGTTGTGAGATAGCACTGTGTTTTAACGACTTTAACACCTGTCAAATGTTTACCATAATCTGCTTTTCAAACACTCAATAATATATGCTCCTAAGTTTCCTTTATGTTCTTTCTGCTTTTCTTCATTTACAGAACTACCAACATAATACTTATCTGGATTATATACATTTACAATGTTTATCTTTACATCTTTATGTCTTCTGTCATAATTAAATCTTACTTCAATGTCGTTATGTTCTTTTAAAAACTCAATTAATTCTTCCATATTGTTCCTTTCGTGTTTATATATTAACATAAATTCATTTGTTTGTCAATAGATTTTTATTACAAATATCATTTCACCTGTTACTTTGTCTTTGATTGACTTTAACAGCTCTGCATTTAATATGTCTTCTGGTAATTGTTCTACTGTATCATAATCCAATACTCAACCATCACACTCAATGTAAAATGGTTTATTTGGTTTCATTGTTTTTAAGAACTGTTTTAACTTCATTGTTCCACCTCCAATTAGAATAAAAACTGCATGTCTGAATCTGGACAACCATAAGCCATGTATTCTACAATCTGTTCTTCTGTTGCTTCGACTTCATGGTACTCACCCATTGCTATTGCTTCTTCCTGTGTTCCCTCAAATCCTTCATTGATTTCATATAATTTCATATCTATTGTTCTCCTTCTCTGCTGTGTTTGTTTCCTTTGTTTCTTTCTGATTATATATTAACATAAGTTCTCATAAATGTCAATATGTTTTTGTAAATTTCTTTTTAATTCTTCATGTTCATATTGTTCTGCAATTTCCTTTGATACTTTACAACCGCTATGTTTATAGCATTTGTCTATATCGTCATAGTATGTTCTACCTTTACACCATCTTGTGTATGTGTATTCTGACATAAATAATATTATATCTCCATTTGAATCCATTGCTTGCTTTATAATTCCAGTGTATATTATATGCGCTCTATTTACAGTTACATACTCAATATAATCTTGTTTTGCAAGATAATACGTGCTTGATACTCTAACTCTAATCATATTCTTCCACTACCTCCAACTTCTTCAAGTCCTCGATAAGCCAAGGTTCTTTGTCTGACCATTTTACCATCGGTAAATTCAACTTAAAAAATTCTAAGCTTTTGTTTGATTCAATCCCTCCGCTTTCCCAACAGTCAATAAGTTTATGTGGTTTAATGCAATAAATGAACAAAAAGCCATCCATATCCCTAGCTATATATTTTATTCCTTCACCAATACACTCCAAAAATGTTTTATCTTTCTTGCTTATCACTGGCTTTTCAATGCACTCTGATTCTGTCCACTCTCTTACTTTTTCTTTGCAATTATCACCACAGAATAAACATTCAACACAAAAAGTGTCACAACACGATGCTATACTTCCACCTTCCTTGGTTACTGCAATACTATTTCCACTACAAGCAATCTCCATAATTTCTTTTGCATATCTTTCTTTGTTTTTCATCTCTTATCTCTCCTTTTGTTTTTGTCAATACTTTTATTTATAATTCTTACCATAGTTGTAAACTAAACCATGGTCTTTTCTTTCATCATAGGATGCAACAATCTTTCCAGAAATATTATCATATAATTTGTATCTGCATCCTGCACACTTTACTGTTACATCAAAAATGTACATGCTTCTTAATTTGTAACAAAAGTCATTATAACTATTTGCCTTTACTTTAATAATTGTTCTCTTCATGTTTTATCTCTCCTTCACTTATTGTTTACTTCTTTAACTGTCTTTATTATAACATATATCTTTGTTTTATCAATAATTATTTTAAGCTATTTTGTTTATTTCTTACACTTTACAACCTTTGCTTTTATATTTGGTGTCAAAAATTTTTTAAAATCCTCAATCCACTCACATGCATCTTTCTTGTTCTTAAATTTTACAGTTTCAACATTTGCTTTTACTTTCCCATTATTTAATTCTATTGTATACATATTATTCTCCTTCACATTTGTTTTGTTTGTTCTCTCTTAACTTGTCTTTATTATACTATACTTTTATAAGTATGTCAAGACTTATTTTAAATTTCATCTCTGATATTATATAAGTCCTCATTTGTTCCATCATATTCATTTCTATACACTGTTACAAAGCTGTCTGTGTTAATTCCTTTTTCCTTTAATGCTTTGTAAGCTTTATTACATGCACTAAGACTTGTTAAATTACTTATGATTACAACATCTGTTTCCTTCCTGTTGTAGTTCTTAATGATTGAATAATAATGTTTGTTTCTGTATGATTTCATATCCTTCATTTTTGTTTTCTCCTTCCTTAACTGTGTTCCCTTGTTCTTTATGTTTATATTATAACATATGTTCTTTTATAATGCAAGTATTTATTTATAATTTATTATATAAAAATAAGCACGTATATTTCAACGTGCTATTGTTTCCTTTATTCTTTTTACAGACGCTTTATAGTATTCTTCTATGAGTTCTATTGCATAACATTTTCTGTTATGTTCGATACAAGACACTACTGTTGTACACATACCTGCAAATGGGTCTAACACTGTTTGTCCTTGTAGCGTAAAGTTTTCTACGAACCAATCACACACTTCTTTTTTCATCACTGCACTATGTCCTTTGAACTTCTTTGTGTTGATGTTTGTTGTTATACTATTCTTAATATAACCGCCATTTGTTTTTACTGGATTGTCTGAAATCACAATAAACAATTCATATGCATTTGTTATGCTATTTCCACTGGCAGGTGTTGGATTGTTTTTGTTCCAAACAATCACTTGTTGTATTTTGTCACAATAATGTCCTATGTATTTGTATACATCTTTCTTACAATAATAGTTTGGTTGTAAGTTTAGTATCACATATCCTTTTGTTACTCTTATAAGTTCCTCTGTCACACTTACTAACATTTCATAATACTGTTCCAATGTATCATCATAATACTTGTATGTATCATTTCTTTTCCTGTTATAAGGTGGACTGGTAAATGTTATGTCCATGCAACTATCTGGCATCCTTTTAAGCACATCAAAACAATTAGCATTTATTACTTTGCACTTTCCTTTTACATGAAACATTTAGTTCCGTTCCTTTGTTTCTACTACTGCATTTGTGTATTTATCTTTTAATGTTTTGAATGCTCTGTTCATGTCCTGTGTATTCTTAAAATGTAGCACAACATCATGTTTTTCTTTCGTTTTAAACTTTACCTCTTTTTCTTTTGGTTCTTCAAACAAGTTATCCATATTGAAATCAAACAATGTCATATCTACTTCGCCTGCATCCCATAACTCACTTAATTCTGTATTAAGTAAATCATTATCCCATTCGCTTTCATTCAGTTTGTTATCTACTAACCTATATGCTTTTATTTGTTCTTCTGTGAGTTCTTCTAAACATACTGTAGGTACTTGTTTTAATCCTGCTTTCTTTGCTCCTAGTATTCTTCCATGTCCTGCTACTACTTCATTGTTTTTATCTATTATTACTGGCTGTGTAAAACCAAACTCTTTAATACTATTTGCTATCTGTTCTACTTGTTCTTTGTTATGTTTCTTTGCATTCTTTTTATAAGGTTTTAAATCCCTTATGTTCATATATTTTATATTTAATTCCTGCATTGTTTTGTTATTGTTTCTCCTTTCTTTGTTTTGTTCTTTATGTACTATGTTATTTATGCTACTTTTTAGATACTTTTTATAATGCACCTATAATGTGTAACAATGAAAATGTAAGTCCTGCTGTTGATGTTAACCATGCATATAACATTGCGTCATCTGGTTCATTTATAATCTTTGCAATAAAACATCCTAACAATATTGACGCAACAGCTACACATACATATATTCCCATACATAAGAATGCATATTGTATTGGTTCTTTCATTATTATTTATTCTCCATTCTTTTTTTTGTCCTTGTTACCTTTACACTTTTAATTCCTTCCAATTCCATATCTGAAATACTTAGTAACTTCTTTACTTGCATTAAACATATTTCTACGTCCGCTATCTCTTCTGTTACCATATTTCTTGCTTTTAATTCATCCACAGAACATGTTTTGTCTTTTTGTACTACTGTTCTTCTGTACTTACTTAATGCCTGTATAAGTTCTGCACATTCTTCCTGTGTTTGGTTTATTCTGTTTTCAATCCCAAACTTCTTTGCCTGCTTTATGATATCTCTTTTATACATATCCATTGTTTGTTCTCCTTACCACAAAACTTTCTTTTTGTTCTGTCTTTTCTTTGCTCCCTTTATGTATTTGTTGCATTCCGATACTTTGCACCTTCTTAGTTCACCTGTTATAAGAAAATAGTTACATTTGTTCTTTAACTCATTTCCTTTTACTGGTGCTCTGTAACAGCATGTTTTACATAAATGTCTGTCTGCATTAAATTCTTTTTCTATATTTCCTTTGTTTTCCATCTGTACTCCTGTTTTATATAATATATTATAATACTTTACATTATGTTTGTCAAGCTTTTTATGAAAATATTTTTTGTTTTTCCAATGTTTCTTTTAACCATTCATCCGCTGACATACTCCTGTAAGGCTTTATATTGCGATTTAAGCCATTTTCCTTATTATCCCCTAAATTCCCTAATGCGTGTTCCTTATAGGCTTCTATTGTGCTCTTAAATGCTTCATGGGTTATATACATCATCTTCGCCCCAATCATCTAATTCATCTTGTTCTTCCCACACTTCATCATCTTCATTCCAGATATCTTGTTCTTCTGTTTCAATGTTTGGTTCGATATGTGTTTTCCCTTGTGGAACAAGATTAATAGTAATGTTCTGCCCTGCAATTTCTTTTCCGCTTTCTACCGCATCAAGTTTGTCCTGCATGTCTACAACTTCCCTAATTGCATTTACATCCCCAGTAAGTCCTTTTTTAAACAATGCAACCATAAGAGCCATTTCATTTGTTAATTCCCCTGTGAATCCTAATTCTTCTAACAATGCTTTTATTTTCCTGTTAGATACACGCATACTTAATAATTCTCGCATTGTTTTTTGTGCCTGCATTTGTTCACGCTTTTTGTTCTTCCTTGCTTCTACACCCATCTGCGATATACGTTTTCTTTCTTCTTCCGAACGTTCATTTAGTGGTATAAGATTCTTTTTTTGTTTTTCTGTAACGTTTCTTTTTGCCATCTATGTTTATTTGCTCCTTTCATTTTCTGTATAATATTAAAATGGGGCAGGATGTTTTATTCACCCTACCCATATATAAACAATGTTGATAATTACTACAAAGGTTTTTAGATTGAAAATAAATCAGTGTGTTACTCTCTTTCTTTTACCTCCTTTGTTTTTATTGGTATTTGAGGGGAAACGGAATATCAACATTGTTTACTTCATATTACGGGCAGACATTTTAATAGGCTGTCACTTTCGTATACCCAATCCGAGGTATTCTCCCTTTCTGTAATCTATATTATCACATTTTATATGTGTTGTCAATACTTATTTGCTCTAAATTTCAAACTTTGGTCAACTACTGCTTTCTTACGTTCTTCATTTTCACATTTGCACACTGCTTTAAACTCTGAATATTTTTTACATTCAGAATGACACTTTATTGTTCTTTCCTTGCAATACATACAAGGTGATTTATTCGGCATATTTTACCAGTCCTTTTAGATATAGATAATCTTCTAATTCATTTGTATAAATTAATAGTTCCGCTAGGTCTGAATCGTCTTTTAGCATTACCATTCCATCTTCCATTTTTGTAAACCTTTTTATTGGTACTGGTATACCTCTTGTACTTACGCTGTTTAATAGTCTGTGTACTTCTTTTAGATAATGTATCAGAAATACAAAAATGATACAAAGTATAATGTCTACTTTAATCCCCATATTCGCCCATATAAGCAATAATGGAAAGATAAGTTCCAATAATATAGCTATAGCATTTAAGTTCCTTTTAACACCATTACAGAACGTTCTAGCCATATTCAGTGGAGTTGTTGCTAACACCTTTAACACCTGCATTATAATACACTTCCTTTCAGTCCTTCTTTTAATGCTTTTAGTTTTGTTTTAATGCGCTCCCTGTATGGTTGCATCTTACAAGTTTCACACATGTATTTATTCTGTGCCATAAAAAATGCTCCTGTTACTTCTTTGCATATATCACAATGTTTTGTTTTTATCTCTTCTTCATCGGTATATACATACATTATGAGTTTTACTTTTTTTGTTCCGATTCCTGTTTTATCAAGCTTTTCAAATCTATATGTAATATTTTTGCTGTTATTTATTGCTATTACGTTTGTGCTTAACCATTTACAGGCATTAAGATAAGCTTCTTTTGTTGTACCACCGATGAACTCTTTTTCTTTTATTTTCTCACATATAATCATAATATTTACTCCATATAGCTCTGTTTTGCTTCTACTGCTTTTGTATCTGCTAATTCGTTCAATGGGTCATCCTTATGCCCTGCAACCTTTACCATAGTAACAGCCATTCCTTTTGTATATAAGAGTTTTATCATCTTTTCCCATATGTGTTTGTATTTTACTGGCTTTCCTTCATTTGTCATCCATCCATTAACATTCCAACGTGCAAGCCATCCCTTTGTTATAGCGTTCACCACATACGCACTGTCACTGTATATAGTCACCTTTTTCGCTCCACTCTTTAAGGCTTTTACTAACGCTTTATATACCGCTGTTAACTCCATTTCGTTGTTTGTTGTTTCTTTCTTACCACCTGTAGCAATATCTGTCACATATCCTCTGTCGCAAGCTTTTAAATCTACATAACACCAACCACCTGCACCCGGGTTTCCACTACACGCACCATCTGTATAGAATATCTTACTTTTATCCATTTTCTTTTTCTCCTTTTTTAATGTCTGCATATATAGCAATGATCAACTTTGCAACCATTTCCCATAATGTTTTACCATATATGTTACATACCCATTCACAATTTTCTAATTTTCCATCTCTGTATGCTTTATGTGTTAATGTTGCATCATACATTGCAAACTTACCATTTTCATAATATGGGTGTATTCCTGTTAATCCATTAAAACCATAATTATATTTACAACAGATTCCATGTAACACTTGCTCTAACAATTCAATCGGTGCTGTTTCTGTTCTTGTATAATTGTTTTTATCTAACAACTTTGCACATGGTTTTACTTTCCATAAGAACTTATTTAATAACTTTTTGTTTTCTTCTTTTCTACAATCAATGTTTAATAATTCGCTTGTCTTCATTCTCTGTTCCCCAAAATAAAAAAGGCAAGAAATAGAAAATACTTCCTACCTCCTGCCTTTTACATTCGCTCTATATTCTATTTATATCTGCTTCAACGATTCTTAGATTTCCCACTCGTCATCGTCATCTTCGTCTTCATCATCGGCGGCTTCTGCTTCGTCTGCTTTCTTCAACAGTTTTACATAGACATCTGCTTTCTGTTTTGGCTTTGCCTTAATGCCACGCTCTTTACACATGTCGAACAACTCTCTTGCGTTCTTACCTGCATATGGGTCTGAATCCTCTTCCTCTTCATCTCCCCAATCATCTTCTGCTTCTTCTACAGGTTCGGCTTTCTTCGGTTTTGCCTTTGTTGATTTCTTAGGCTCTGCCTTTGCTCCTTTTTTCTTTGCTGATGCAGGTTCAATCTCACCGTTGTCTAGCTTTGTTAACAGGTCAATCAGATAATCTTTTGAACGTGACTTGCACAGTGAAGAAATTCCTCTTTCACAGCACAGTGCATAGAGTTCTTTTCCTGTCATGCCGTCATACTCTGATTCTGTTTCATCCTCTTCTTCCCAGTCATCTTCCTGTACTGGCTGTTTTGACTTTGGTGTTACCTTTTTAGGTGCTTTCTTTGGTGCTTCTGCTTCTTCCATCTGTTCATCTGCATCTGATTCCATTTCTTTAAGACCTGTCTCTACAACTCTTGCTGTTACTTTCGGAAGTGCTTTCAGAATATCCAACAGATAATCATTATTTGCACATGCAACTGTTCTTGTAAACAGTGGGTATCTGCTACCAATCTCTGTAATGTTCTCCTTGTTGTTTCCCATGATTTCTTTTGCCGCTTCATATGCGCTCCAATTTGTTGCCATAATGTTTTCTCCTTTTCTTCTTACATTTCTTATTTGTTTCTGTGATTATATATTAACACATTTTGTATTGTGTGTCAACCACTATTTTGCATTTTGTTCATTTTCTTTAAACAATCCTGCTTTACTACAAGCGTGTGTAATTGCTTTGTACATATTCATAAGTCCATCTTTGTCCATGATTCCCATTGAACTATGTTTTAAGAAAAGATTTACTTCCTTTCCATCCTCCTGTACTACAAACTGTTCTGCAATCACATAACCAACACTTTTACCTTTGTTGTCATATGCTTCACTGATTACAACATTTCTGTTTTCTTTTGTCTTAGCTTTTGCAAGTTCCTTGTAATTTAGTCTTCCCATTCTTCGCCACCTTCTTTCTCAGTGACACTGCTATCTGGTAGTTCTAACACTGCCATAAATCTTAACTGGATGAACTCTTCATCAACCAATGAACAGATATTATCCAGATTTACATTATCTGTCAGTGATTTAAAAGGTATCATTGCATTGCCGTCTTTATCAAAATTAACAGCACCAATTGTAAAGATACCTAAGTTCATAGCTTTTCCAGTTCCACACTTAGCATGTACTGTGATATCACTGTTTAAACCTTGTAACAGATTTACACTTGTTAGCAGTTCATCATATCTGAGTTTGAATTTAACTTGTACAGTTTTATTCTTTCCAATGCTCAGACCTTGGAACTCAGCTATTCCTTTTTGTTTGAATTTCTTTTCTGCCAATTTCTTGTTCTCTCCTTCTTCTTTCTTTTTTGTTCTTCTTCATACTTAATAGATTGCTTTTCTCTATCAAGCTTGTATTTGTTTCTTGCTAACATATTCTTTTTTACTCTGTCTGTATCTATATTAGCATTTGTTTGTGGCATGAAGTCGAAGACTTCTAAATCCTCAACCCCAACCCCTTCTCCTTTATTATAAGACTTGCCTTTTGTTTTGTCAAGAATTTTTTGCAAATCTTTTTTTACATCATAGAAATTAGCATTATCAATTAATTCCTCTAACACAGATACCTTTACAAGCTGTTTAAATACTTCTATATCCGTTTCTTTTACTGAAACCCATATTTCATCCGCATTAAGAAACTGTAAAGCAAATACAGGTAATTTATGTGCTTCAATTGCATTTGCTTCTAATGTATGTAAGGTTGTTTGTTCTAACCTGTAGCTTTCTTTGTCTGTACTTTTTAACTCACAAATACAATGTTCATTTTGTCCATCACCTTTGTCTATCCATGTTGCACCGCTGTTACGTGTAGGTTTAAAACCTAACCTGTTCATTACTTCTGCTTCATTCTTTCTGTACCATTTAGTTGTTCTTTTTGTCATTAGATAAAATCATCGTCCTCTTCTACATCTTCTCTATGTATTGTTTCTTCTTTGCACTTTTCACAATCTATACAATGCGTACACATATAACAATCTCTATAATTTCCAAAACATGATTTTTCATTGTCTTCTTCTTTTCTCTTCTCTGTGTCTTCTACACAAGATTCTTTGCTTTTACAATTGTTACAGTTTAAGCCTTTATCATCATAGCAACCATAACAATCTGGTACTGTATCACTACTTTTTGCACATTCTCTTATAGATTTACACTTGAAACATTTATCCTGATTTTTATCATATTCATAATTGCCGAAACAAACTGGTATAATACCATTCGCTCTTTGTAAATGTTCAAGCATCTTTGTCATTTTTTCATGTAACTCCATTTGTTTACGTTCGGTATTCCAATCACCATTTCTTTCTTTAATGCCTCTCAATATGTTACCATTTGCATCTGTTTTGTTATGTAGTTCCATTTCATTTGTCTGTGTGCCATCTTCCATCTCCATAAATGTACAGGCACTTTCTAATGTTTGGTGTCTTTCTTCCCTTATCTGTATTTCTTCTAAGACATCTAATATTCTTAGTGCTGTTACAAAGTTAATATTTACATTCGCATATTCTTTCTTAACAGCCAAATCAATTTGTCTTTTGAATACTTCTTTTAAATCTTTTATATCAATATCTCTAATCACATTCATTTGCTTTTAACTTCCTTTCTGTTTCTTTCTTTAAGAATGTTATATAGTCCGTTTTAAGGATTTCAGAAGCAAAGTAATACTTTCTAGCTTCTATTAATTCTTTTGTTCCAAATAGGTCTTTGAATGCCATCTCAGCCTGTACCATTTCATAAGTGTAATTCTTCAATGTATCACTCCTCTTAAATTTATTCTCTTACTTTCATTAACTGCGCTATTACATCATGTGCATCTCTTAGCATTTGTTTAGCTACAACAACATCATATCCTGCCATCCCGATAGATTTGCACTGTGATTTAGAATTAAGGTTAATCAAAAGTTGTTCTACATCTATATCTCTTTCTATATTAACTTTCATTGTATCACTCCTTCCATATTCCATCTTTTACTGTCCAGTGTCTTATTTCACCTTTCCACCATTTTGTTATGTAATATTTTTTACCTCCACCCGTGTCGTAAACATTATCTTTTAACATTTGTTCTAAATCAAAATCGAATAGAAAGTGCTCATATGGACTTACCCTTCCAACATATCCACGAATCGCACAACGTCTTTGCTTATTATATTCTCTATGCATTATTTTGCTATATTCATATGTACTTAATCCATCCAAATTATCACTATACCATATCAGTATACCATATTTTCCATATTTTACATGCTTTACAGCGTGCCCTAGATACCTTCTTCGTGAATTTCTTCTATCCAATTGTTCTTTACTTAATTCATAATCTCGTTTTAATAACCCATTGTTTCCTCTTTTATGTCCTATTTTTCCAAATGTATTGAAGTTTTTATCTTTATATACTTTTTGATTTTTCCTCAATTCATCACCTAATGCACGCATCATAATACTTTTACATTTTTTACAATAACAATCTAGTCCATCACTCCTACCTTTATCTTTGCTAAACATATTTAACGGTAATTCTTTTCTACAACGACTGCACACCTTTGTTCCTTTTTCAAAGTCTGCTTTCATTTCACACCTACTATCATATTCGCTAACGTACTAATCATTTGTTTGTCTTTTTCTGTTAATCTATCCCAAATCAAAAAACCTGTTGTTCCATCAAAATCATAAAAAGCATATCCATATTGTGTATGTTGTACTATCCATTTTTCATCATGGTATTTTAGAACAGATACTAATTGTTTTGATATTTCATCAAAATGTTTATCTGTCCAAATACTGTTATCCTTTTCATAGTACAGATAACTGTGTATTGCTATTACACGCTCAAGAAAGTTTGCTTTTAATTCATCTGTCCAATATGTATTAAACTTATACATCATTTCTCCTTTACTGGTAACATTGCTATTTTATAAGCCATTCTTGCCGCCCTTTTTGCTTCTTCCAATGTAGCAAAATCATATCTTGCACTGTACGGTTTTTTTATAATATTTGTTATAATATTATAATAACCGAAATAGTCATTACACACAAACTCCGTACATTTGTCATTCCAATACAACAGACAATCTTCACGGCAACTTTCACCGTGTTGTATTACATATTCACAACAAAAACATTTTGATTTTACCTTTTCATTTGGAAAGTTGCAATTCAAATAATCACATTTATAAGAATATATTGTCCTTACCTTTTCATTTGCTACATAGTCCTTCATAATTTGTCTTGAAATCCATAACCACATTTTTCTGTGTTCTTCTATTGCCTGTTCCCTTGTTAATTTCATTTTGTTACACCTCTATTTCTTCCACTAATGTTCTATGCACATCTTCTAATCTTTCAATTAGTTTAATTGCATTAAATACTACATCCGATTTACTTTCTGGTAGTTCTTGTGCAATCTCAAACAACTTATCTTTTAATTTGTTTGTATCCAATTGCTCTTCTGTATAATCACTATCATCCCAAAAATCTTCTGCATATCTATGAACACTTAACTTCATTTTTGCTACCTCCTAACAACAAACATCAACTGTTGTTCCATCTGTAAAGTGAACACAATATAATGTCTTTCCTACATAGAAACCACTGTTACCACAGTTTTCTAATTCTTCTACATCCTCATGTTCTTCAATTGCTTCTAACTGCTCCATTGTTACTACCTCATTGTCTAATGCTTCAATCTCTGTTCTTGTCATTGTTTTTGTCCTCCTTCAAATTTGTTTTTCTTTATCTTATGTATTTATTATATAACACTTTGTTCTGTTTGTCAATACTTATTTTGAATTATTTCAAACATTCTACAGTGTAATTAAATCTGGCACTGAATTTAACAGAACCTTCTTTGTTTGGTACAATATGTTCATTTACTCTGTATTGTTTACCTTTATAACTGAAAATGTAGTCTTCTTCAATATATCTTAAAACATGTTCTGGCACATCTCTTACTGCTACTCTTTTAACATTTGTAACATATGACTTATAAAATTTAATTCCTAATTTGTTATTGTTTGCTCTACTTGCAATTGTTTCTTTATTCATGTTCTTTTCTCCTTCATACTTTGTATTTATTGTTTTCTTGTTTGTAACTATACTATAACACTTTTATCTGTGTATGTCAATAACTAATTTATAACTTTTAATAAAATACAAGAAAGAAAATATATATAAATATATACAAAAGAAAATTTATGCTCAGAAGTTTATTTGCTTTATTTTGTTTTGTTTGCAATATTGTTTAAAAGATTTTATATTATTCCTTTTAATAATTTCCCTTGTCTTGTAAACAACATCATCTAAATTTATCAATGCTTTTTGTTTTGACGTGTATCTATCAACTACAATTGCTATTCCTGTTTGGTAGTGTGTAATAGAATAACATCTGTTTTCTAATTTTACAATAACAATGTTTTTATACTTTGTTTTATAGCATTGTTTCTTTACAGCTTTTCTATCGCATCCCATTATATTACATTCCATTTTAATTCCTCCTATTTAACGATTTAAGACAATTTATATGCTTACCCTAAGAAGATTACACCTAATATATTACAATGCCTTAAATAAGCAAATAAACGTGTTGTAGACGTATACTAGAATATAATAAAAAGGAGAGTTTTTACACCATCCTAATTAAGCACTCCCTCACTTGCACACTCTTTAAGATGTGCACAACCCCTACATCCATGTAATTCACATGTGAAACAGGATTCTTTTACACAATATTCTGTTCCTGCAAAGATGCATAACTGTTCATTGCAACATAATTCATCTAGTGCTAACTCTTCTCTTACTTTTCCTGCTATACTATTATAATCATTTGCCATTCTCTTTTGTTCCTCCATTAGAATTTTTCCTCCTTCAATTTCTGTTTATGCTCTGGTAAGAATCCATACATTGCAATACAATAACTGTCTGCTAAGTCATCATTTATTTTACAAGGTGTTTTCTTCCCATTTATTTTTATATTTATAACTCCTTGGCTACCCCTTCCGGTATAAGGTTCTACAATGTGTTTTAATAAGCCTTTTGAACGTAAATATAAGATTGTTCCGTATTTGTTCGGATTAATACCATATTTATTTTTCATTGACTTTGAATTTCCAACTATTGCATTCTTCCATGCTTTGGTATCTACACTATATACAGGTATTTTGTACTTATAAAATGTATCGACTATTGTTGCAACTAACGCCCCTGTCGTTATTAGATATTGTGTGCTAAGATGTCCACCGCTAAATGTTCTTATGCGCTCTATAATAACTGTTATGTCTTTTGTTTCAACCTTACAACTTTTTGTAATGCTATGTACTAAACTATTTAAAACATTTTTCAATTCAAGTCTCTTTTCTGAATTATTTTTACTATTCTTGTAATCAACGCTTGCCATACAAAATATATTTCTATTTTCCAAAACAGTTACACCAGTTCTTGTATAACTTTCATCTATTCCTATTACTATTTTTGACATGTTTATTCCCTTCCTAAAATATCTTGATTATGAAATAATCTACGCATTGTCCATACCTCATTAAACCACATAGGTGTAAACCATATCTTTTCAAAATCATCTGGCAACACTGGTTCTGGTTTAATTAATGAGTTGTCATGTATCACATAGCCTGCTATCCCATGTAAACTTAACTGTATATAACACATATGTACACAAGTTATATCTATGTCTTGTCCTACAAAGTAAACATGATTCTGATAGTTATATTTATGAAACATTTCTTTGCATGTTTCGCTTGCACTTATAAGTGTTGCACCTGCACCACATGCAGGGTCATATATGCTTGCATATCCTTTTTTGTGTACTGTTTTTCCAAGTTCTTTTCTATTAATTGAAAGATTAGACATTACTTCACATACACTGTATGGTGTAAAGAACTGTCCTGCATTTTTGTTTGATATTTGTAACATCATGTACAATTCTCCTAGCAAATCTTGGTTTGGTCTTTCTTCCAGTTCTTCTACAATTAATGCGAACATTTGTGGAAAAAGTTTCTGTTCTTTCTTTGAATAATTGTTAATAATGCGTAAGTATTCATTCTCTCGTTCTGTATATATTCTTTTATAAGGTTCTTCTTTTGCTAATGGTAAAATACATGTATTTGCTAATGTAATGGCAAACAAAGCCATACAATCACTCCATACATTATATGATGATTTGCTGTTACATAACATTTTAAAACCATTCATAAATCTTTTCTTATAGTCTTTGTCTTCTATCCCTTTAGCCATTCTATACACTTCTCCTTTGTTGTGAATACGGGATATTTATCAACCTGCATCCCTCTATATCCTGTATCAATGTTTGCATTTTCACACGAAAAGCAATCAATGAATGATTTTATATTTTTCTGCCCCGTCATTATCTTTTCTTTTGTAAGATAATATATTGTTGTATTTTTCCTAACACTACATTCCCTTACATTACACCGTATCACTACATTGTCTTTGTATCCTTCCCTTTTACTTGCGAATACTACAAATACTGTCTGTTCTGGTTCTAGTTCCAGATAACGCTTTACCATAGCTTTGTCTCCTTTCTGTAAGTTCACACCTTCCATATTTTGTGCATAACTCGCAATCTTTGTTCGCCCATGTTCTTCCATATTTGCATTTCTTGTTTGTTTGCATTGTTTTTCCTCACATTCCATACAGTCTAAATATGTTACTCTTAATTTATATGCTTTACAATATTTAGCCATATATTTGTACCCAATATTTTGCTTTCTTCCATAAGTATTCCCATACTTTTATAGAAAGTTCAATACCATATTTTTCTGTAATTTCATCGAGTTCCTTATCTACTGCTTCGGACTCTTCTTCAATTACAAGTTCCCCCATATCTGAGCCTGCATTTACATCTAAAGTATTCTCATAGTACCATTTCATTGCTTCTTTAATTTCCTTTACCATTGCTTTCTTCATCATTGTTTTGTTCTCCTTCACTCAATGTTTTACTTGTTCTCTGTTTATGTCTATATAATAACATAGAGGTTGAACAAAGTCAACCCCTAATTTTACTTTTTCTTTAGTTCTTCAAAAACAATCTGTCTTGGCAATACATTATGACAAATATACACACTCGAAAATGGTGGATTTAACGATGGCTTTTGTTCATCATAATCCTTAAAATACGCAATTCTTTTGTTAAAATACATTATTTCAAATTTATTGTTCTTGAACATTTCAAACCTTTTTTGCTTTCAAACAGTCCAACAACCCCAACCAACATAGCAAACGGAACATCTAACTTAAAAAGTTTTTCTAACACTTCTGTTTTACGTGAGTACGGTGGATTGCTGATAATATAATCAACATTACATTTCTTTAGCTTGAAAAAGTCTTTTCCTTCGCTTAAATGTGTGTGTGACACTTCATGTCCATTCAGTTTCAAAAGGCTTACAAAATTGCTTCGCTCTGTGTCAAACGGACATAATATCTTACTATTCTTTTTTAAATATTTTAACAACGGTTCTATCGCATATGACGGTGTATAAAATTCATCATTTCCACTTCCTGCAATTTTATCCATTTTCATCTTTATTACCTCGCTTTAATTCTTCTTTTATTGTCCTAATCATTGTTGGAACAAACACACTTAATGCTATTAATATAAGCACAATTACCGCTATACATCCTAACGAAAGTACACATAGTACCATAAAGGACAAAATATTTAAAATCATTTCTACCATAAATATCACCCACATGCTACACCTTTTCAAAATACTTGTTTTTGTATTCCACAACTACATCTAACATATAACTTGCATATCCTATATTCCTGTTATTTGCACCTACTTCTTTGTACAATATTGCGAAATACGGTCTATTTTTACTATCTATCATTTCTACAATAATATAAAGTTCTTCTACTTTAATTTTTGGTTCATCTTCTTCTAACATTGACATTTTATCATCCGCCATTATATTCGCTCCTTTGATTTACCATAACATACTTCACGCATCGGACATTCTTGTGACCTCTTGCTGTCATATCCTGTACACTTGTCACAACGCTTTACCATTTTTCCATTATTTAATAATCTTTCTTTGTAATCCTGTATTTGTTCTAATCTGTGTATTGCCTGTGATATCTCCGATGGATTGTAATCGTATTTATACACTCGAAACTCTTGGTCATTCTTACTATCACATAAAACAATCCCGTGGTGTATACCTGTCAGATACATATATAACTGGCATTGTTTTCTGCCGGATGCATGATACTTTTGTTTTTTGAATGTAAAACTGTTCACTGACTTAATTTCTATAATGTAAGGTATCTTTTTTACACTATCATCATATACGCTTTCAAGCTTATAATCCTCTGGAATAGCACATATAATGTCTGGTGTATAGGATAAGTCAAACTCTTCTGCAAAACGGCTATAATCGCAATCTAATGGCTCACACAGACCACCTCTGATAAACAACCTTTGCCACTTCTCATGTATAGCGTCACCTTCTGCAAATATACGTTTTAAACCAATAGAAGTTTGTTCACCTTGTAATTGTTTATAAAATAAACTTAATACCTGTTGCCTATAACAAAACTTATCGTCCGATGCTATCACAGCACTTGCGTGTAACCCTTTTCTTTCTGTAGTCTCTGCACCTCTTGTCATTACAGATTTAAGAAACTTCAATTCATTCGGAATGTCTTTATCCAAATAGAACAAATTGTTTAGCATCTTTTCTATGGCTTCTTCCTCAGATGTTTGAACTTTTACGCCTTGCTTTGTTGCATTCTTTTTTATTTCGTCTAATATACCCATTATTGCGAAATCCTTTCTATATTCGTTATTACTGATTTTGCATATCCTGTTGTAGAACAAAACCTTTTTATTGCTTCTTCCTGTGTTAATGCATATGCAAAAAAGTTATGTTCTACATTATCATCTTCATATTGTCTATAAAATCTTATCACATAAAAATTCATTATTCAAGCATTTCCTTATATCTTTTTTTATGCTCTAATCTAATTTCTTTTTTTACATCATCCAAATCTGCAAAATCTACAAAACCTCTTTCATAAAACAATGGTATTTCACAACTTTGCATTGGATTGCATACTTTGGATTTTACAACTTTTACTTTCATAATCATTCCTATGCGTTCCTTTGCTTCTGTGTTAAATGGATTATGGTTAGGTATATCTATATAACTTTTTCTTGCAACCTGTATTCTAAGACTTGCGCTGTGTTTCAATTTATGACCACCCGGTGTTTGTATATTATCACCAAACGGCAATGCGTTCATTTTATCACGTATCTGATTGATGAATATAACTGTTGTTCCTGTTTGTTCTATTACATCTTCCAATGTTGGCAAATACTTGTCCATCAATCTTGCTACGCCACCAATTCGCATTTCCTGTTCACTATCTGTATTTACCGCTTTTCTAATCTTATCTATATCATCCTTTGGTTGCAATGATGGTACACTGTCTATTACAATCAGCGGTATTCCTTCTTCTGCGAATCTAATCGCTCTGTTGAATGCTTTTTCTCCATATCTCGCTCTGTATACTAACATCTGTTTTGGTCTGTTACCGAAAAGCTTTGCCCTTTCTGCATCAAATGTACCCTCAATCGGAATGTCTAAACACATTTCATGTTGAGCGCACATCTGATATGCGAGTGTTGTTTTTCCCGCACTCTCAGCGCCAAATATTTCTATTGTTCTTCCTTTTGGTACTCCACCACCTATAATGTTGTCTAAGTCTATCAACCCTGTAGACCATCTAGGAATTTTTAGTGCATCAGATTTACTCCCAAGACTATATACAGAACCTTTTTCTTTTTTGTCTATCTCATTGCACAGTCTTAAAATCGCTTCTTTGTCGAATCCTTTTTTCTCCATTTTGTTTTCCTTTCTATCGTGCCATTAATGTACTGTTATATTTAACAACTCTGGACATATACTTATTTTTGTTGAACTCCAACGCTCCTTGTTCTTCCAGAATGTCAATAACTCTCTGTGTTACTGCCCTTCCTTTGCACCTGTCGTAAAAATCGTCGTAATCCCTAAACACACCTTTTTTACGTTCTTGTTCAATTGCTTCTGCGGCTTTAGCTCCAACACCTTTTATAATGCTCAGACCTTGTTGTATAACATCTTCTCCATCATACTTTCTAAGACTTGTATTAGCCGTATAATTTACGTGTGGCAACATTACTACAGCACCATCTTTTACTGCACATTCACTGTATTTATATACATCACTGTCATTATCCGCAAACTTGATTTTTACTCCCCAAAAGATAGTTGGAAACTTAATCTTGTAAACCATCTGTTTCAAACTTACTAATGCATAACCTGTACTATGTCCTTTGTTGAATCCATATATAAGCATACTCGCCCAAATACTGTCTGTCTGCGCTTTTGTAAGTCCTTCTGATTTGCAACCTTTGTAAAAGTCCTTTTTCATCTGTTCGATTATAGGAACATATTCCGGCTTTGTCAGATTCTCCGCTTTCTTCATAATCTTTAGCATATCGAAAGATTGTTGTTCGGTCAGATGTCCTACCTTCTGTGCTACCTCTGTTGTTTGCTCTTGATACAACATTGTACCATATGTTTCTTTTGTATACTTGTAATATGGTGTTGTTGTGTCCACTTTGCCAGATAACTTATTGTGTGCATATGTTTCATGCATATGTAATTGTAACGGGGCAGGTCTGTTTAATGCATTTACGGCTATCACATCTTCCACACAGTCACAATGTATCATATCAAGTATCTTTTTCGGTGTACTTTTTTCCATCTGGAATACCCCATCAGTATTTCCATTTCTAAATGATTCTAAGACTTCCTCAGATTCAATATCTTTTTCTGTTGGTTCATATCCTGTTAATTTTTTCATTGTTAACATTTCTGATTCTGTTTTAAGACCTAACATGTCGAACTTTACACAATTAATATGTTCCAAATCATCCTTGTCATAGCAACTGCTTAATGCTCCTGTTTTTCTGTCTCGCATTATGATACATGTATAATCAGATATATCTGTACCAACTACTGCCACACCTGCCGCATGTTTTCCTAAGAATCTGACTTTGCCATACATCTTACAGAAATGTTTTATAATATTATCATATGTATCATTATACTCTATTGTTTTATATCCGTCAAGTAATGCTTTCAAATTTAGTTCATCATCGAACACGAATGTCCTAATGTATGACTTTATCTCCGCAACTGTCTTTTTGTTTTCATTTCTTTCATAGTCATCTACTTCTTTTGTTGTTCTCAAACCACACACACCTGCAAGGTCATTTACTAAGTTGTCTATTCCATATTTACCATATGAACATATTTGTATAGCTTTTCCTTTGTATTTACTTATTACATGGTCTATAACTTCCTGTCTACGACTTGTTTCAAAATCTATATCTATATCTGGCAACTGCTTCTTTTCCTTACGCATAAAACGGCTAAAATCAAGATTGTATTTAATACTATCAACATCTGTGATTCCTATTGCATATGCTACCTCACAATTGCATACAGAACCACGACCACCGCCAACTGCAATACCTTTGTTTCTCGCCCAGTCTGCATACTCTCTTACAATTAAAAAATAATCTGCAAACCCGTGGTAATTAATAACATCAAGTTCATATTTACATCTGTCTATGTACTTTTTGTTATACTTTCCTTTTTCCCTTAATCCTTTTATAACAAGTTTCTTCAATTCTTTTTTACTGGATGCCAAGCCTAAATCTGGTAATTCAAGTTCCAATCCATCAAGTATGTTGTCTTCAACTTTGTCATATATCTGTTTCATATTATCCACAAACATTTCTGCAACCTGTATCGGATTCTTAAATTTGTTTTTATACATCTTCGCAAAACGTTCTACGATATCATATTCACTTGGCATATATCTTTCGCCATATGTATTTTTAACATCTAATGTTGTTTTACCAATTTCATGCATTTTACAATATGTGTCAAAATCTTCTTTCCTTCCAAAATGGCTATCAGATGTTAATATACATTTTATTTTACGTTCCCTTGCAAGATGCATTAATGTATAATCTGTTCTTTCTTGTGTATGTTTCTTATCAATCTTGTACGGTTGTATCTCTACATATAAATCTTTGCCAAAAATCTCTTTGAACTTGTCTAATAACTTTCCTGCTGTTTTTCTGTTGCCATTTATAATAGCCTGTGACGTTGCAGACGCTATACATGCAGTTGTGCATATAAGTCCATCAGAATACTTTTTTAATAACTTAAAATCTACTATTGGCTTATAATAGAATTGTTCTGTGTTCGCTTTTGTCATTATGTGACACAAGTTTTTATATCCTTGCAAATTCTTAGCAAACAAGTTTAAATGATACGATTTCCTTTGCTGATTTTCCTTGTTAAACTTTGGTTGAAAATATATTTCACAACCCATTATCGGTTTTATTCCAACTTCATTACAGGCTTGATAATGTTTGATTAATCCACTAATTGTTCCGTGGTCACTTATACCTAAAGCCTTATAGCCTAATTCTTTTGCAATCTTAGCCAAATCTGTTGATTTGCCAAAACCATCGAATAAACTATACTCTGTATGTCTATGTAAATCGAAAAAGTTTCCCATTTCTATCTCCTTATCTCTATTCTTATTCCATTTTTATTTCTGTGAATATCTAAAACTAAAATTGTTTTTAATTTTGTTTTGTGCATCTTTTTAAGCCCATTATTATATCTGTTCTTCTTTTCTTCTTCGTTCATACTCGCCCATATTCTTTTATTATCTTCGCTTCTTTTTCTTCTAAGTTTTTCATCATATGAACGTTTCACACCATCACTAATTCTTTGTTTCTGTTCATTTGTAAATGTTCTATTTTTGTTTCTTTCCTTCAAATCATCTAACTGTTGCTCTCTTGTTCTAACCTTATCATACTTTTTCATTGCTCTGTAAATCCCTGCCTGCGATGATATGCCTAACTCTTTACTTATCTGTGCAAAGCTCTTGCCATCATCCCAATACATTTTATGTATTTGTTTTATATACGGTCTTAAATCTATATGTTTCATAAAAACACCCTTTCGCTGTTCTCTTAATTCTCTTATATTATAACAAAAGGGTTGAACTGTGTCAACCCCTTAATTGAAACTTTATTCAATTCCCAACTCTTTTTTAATTTTTGCAATTTCGTTTCCAACTGCTACAAATTTCTTATCAGATGAAGTATTCATGTTTCCTGTAATACGATACATTTCTCTGCGAACATCCTGTATTTCATTTCGCATACCCATATTAATCATTACATTTTTGGTTGCTTTTTTCTTTGCTTTCTTTATCTGTCTTTCAAATTCTTTTCTTGTAATGAACATTGTTTAATCCTCCCAATCGTCTTCTTCGTCTTCATCCCAGTCATCAGAATCATTTTCTTCTTCGTCATATTCTTCTAACAGGTCAATATAATATTCTTTTGTTTTATGCGGCTTACACTTTATATCACGCTCTTTACAGAGTTTGTAAAGCTCCTGTGGCTTCATACTTTCATAATCATTTTCCTGTTCTTCTTCTTCGTCTTCATCCCATTCGTCTTCTTCATCTTCTTCCGGTTCATTCATTGGAACTTTTGTTTTGCTCTTTCCTTTTTTCTTTTTGTTTCTTGGCTTTTCGTCCTCTTCCTCTTCTAAGTCCTCAGAATTATCAGCCGGATAAGCTTTATCAATGCATTTAAGAATAGCTTCATCCGACATTGCATGTACCTTTGTATTTCTGAATTTCTTTTTGTCCAATCCAATTACACTAAATGATTTGCCCTGTCCAGAGCCATTCTGTTTAATCTCATAATCCCTGTCTGTAAGTGTTCCATATGTTTCATACAAACTAGCAAGCATAGCAACTGGTGAACACTGGTTAACTGCAAACATTAATAATTTAACTTCCTTGCTTTCATAGTCATATACAGACCATACGAACATAGAACGTGTTCTAAGATTTTCATCTTCGCAATATTCACACTCACGTCCAAATTCTTCTTGGCATGGTACATTTACCCCAAGAGCAAAACTATCATGGAACTTTACTTCCAATCCATCTTCCATGTCGGATAAAAATCTTACACGCACTTTTGTTCCTTCTTTGAAAAACATGAACTTTCCTTTGCTACTTCCACTTTTTGCGATTGCTGATTTAATGTTTCCTAATGTAATCTTTCCCATTGTTTATTGTTCTCCTTTACTATTGTTTAAAAATGTGTGTACGGAAATTTGTGAACTTAACAGCACTAAAATCTAACGGGTTTAGAATATAACCACCAAATTCTATCCAACCTCTAAAATCTCTGTCTGTTAGTGATTTCTTATATACATCTACAATTTTATCCGTTATCTTTTTTGTTCTGTCTGTTACGTCTTTGCAAATAATATTTAACAATTCCTTGTCAAACTTATCTTTATTTTTGTTTCTTTCAAATCCTATGATGCTTTCATATCTGTTGCACAAACTTTCATACTCTTCACTATCCTCATTATACTCTACACCTATTTCATTGTCAACTGTTAATTTTTCTCCGCTTGTCTTTTGTATGAACTCTGCTGTCATTTTGCATTTTACTCCTAGTTGCATTTTTCACACTCCTTTCTATAAGCTTTATTTGTCGTTTTAAGGCTTCTTCTGGCATCTCACCAGTATCTTTTACACCCTCTGGATATGGAAAGCGTATAACCTCAAAGAAACGCTTTAAATACTCTGTTCCTTTATTCCCTTTATCATCATTGTCCAATGCACTTACCACTGTTGTTACACCTTTATCTTTTAGTTTTTTTGTTTGCTCGTCTGATATGTGCCATCCTAATAGCGCACAACAGTTTTTCACATGCCCCCGTGTTCTAAGACTTAAGTAGTCCATGAATCCTTCACACAAGAACACTACGCTGTTCTCTGCATAATTTCCACACAAAGTATCACGCTTTCTGAATCCATCATTGTATAGATACTTTCGTTTCTTTTCTGTCCATTTGTTTGTTGTTCTTCCAACCCACCCTTTAAATTCTCCATTATCTAATATTGGAAAAACAAATGGGTAGGCTATGTTATAGTTCACTCTGCAATCTGCAATGTTCAAGGCTCTTTTTGTAAAACCTCTGTCTTGCATATATTCTAATGTTCTTCTTTCATCATCTGTCCTTATGTTGTTCCAATCCACAGAACGTAATCCATAAAAATAATCAGATGCTTCTATCAATGCTTGCTTGTTGCTCTGTCTTCTTTTCTTTCTGTAATGTACATTCAGTTCTTTTACTTCCTTACTCCTTACTATCTTCTCTAACAAGATACAAGCCTGTAAATCATTCAATTCTGGATTTGCAAGTTTTACAAATGTTAACACATCACCTGTCAATCCACAACCGAAACAAATAAAAGAATTTTCTTCCAGATTAATTCGCATTGATGGATTTATATCATCATGGAACGGACAAACAATATTGAATGTTGAAGTTTGTATTTCTCCAACTAGATTATAATACATTAATACTTTTGCAAAGTCTTTTCCACTATACTTTCTTGTCATTGTATCACTCTACTGTTCATTCAACTCTCTCAAAGTTATATAAGGCTCTCCACACTCGACTGTGTAACAATCTGTAATGTCTTCTTTTGTAATCTCTCCTACTTCATACAGATTATTGATTTTTTCATCCTGCACTTCTTCTGTAACTGTAATATACTTTTTGAACTTCTTTGCATCAACTCCACAAGCTTTTAAATATTTAATAAGCCCATCCATATCACTTATTGTATATGTTTTACTTACAACTTTTTTAAATACTTTCTTATCGAGTTTCTTTTTCAGCTTATCAACATTCCAGATAATCTTCTTTTTTCTGATTTTGTTCACTCTCAGATTTACAGGGTTTTCATAAAACTCTACACCATCTTTTAATCTTATTTCAAATGAACTTTCATTTTTAGGAAGGTTGCTAAACATATAATTGCTGATTGCAAGCTGTTCTTTTTTCCGAACCTCATTGTAATACTTCTCGGCTTTTTCTTTTGTTCTTTTTGCAAGTAACAATCTTGCAACCGATTCTTTAATTAATGCTGTTGAATCTTTCATTGATTAAGTCCTTCCCTTTCTCTGTTCTCTGTTTTACAAGATACTTTTTGATATCCCAAGGATATGAACACTCCCTGCCTTTTCCTCTAATGTATAATAACTGTTCAAATCCAAGTTCAAGTTCTGTTCCTAACAATGTTGAAACTCTTACTAATTCTTTCTTTCTATTAATACCTACGACTTTTGCTGTTCTAAGCTTTTTATAGATATTACCATCTGCCGCTTCTACATAATGGATGAATGCTACAAAACAACCAACCTCTAACTCGTTGTCATAAATCTCCTGCTTTTTGCGTTTTCCATATTTCGTTTCAAGCTGTTCAATTGTCTCAGCGAAACGAATAAAACCAGTCTCATTTGTTTCTTCCTTCTTCTGCTCTTTTACAGGTTCTTCTTTTACTTCATGTTTTAATACTGGTTCATCCCAAACCTCATTATCGTCTGCGGCTTCTTCAATCTTTTTATTGATGTCTTCCTGTTCATCTTCTGACTGTAACAATCTTTCGATTAATTCAGACTTTGTAAATTTGTGTCCTTTACTTTCAAGCTTTAATCCTCTTTCTCTTGACATCTGTTTTAATTCTGCTACTTTCTTTGTTTCAAGTTCTGCTTTCTTCATCTTTGTTTCTCCTTTTGTTTGCTTTGTTTTATTACACTATTATATTAACATATATGATTTTGTTTGTCAACTACCAATTTAAAATATTTAAAATAAATCCACAAAAGATAATTCCTACAATTGGTAATAAAATTGGTGCTGTTGATTTTAAGAAATTTACTACTTTCATTTTCTATACCTCCAAAAATTTCTTTGTAACATATCTTCTTACAATATGTTTTTCGTCTTCACTTATCTTGCCAATTTCATGCATACAATCAATATAACCATAACATTCTGCCTGTGCTTCTAAGATTGATATTGCCTGTGCTCTGCACTCTTTTATTTTACCTTGTAAATACTGTTCGATTGCTTTCATTTATTCCTCCTTCAAACTTTGTTTACTTGTTTTCTATGATTCAATTATACTACTAACATTTTTATTTGTCAACAGTATAATTGAAATTCGTTTTTTATGCTATTTCTACGGATTCCATAAAGCTTCTTAAAATTTGCTTTTGTTCTTCATCTGTTAAAAGTTCCATATCCCAAAAGGCTCTTACATATCCATTAAAATGCGATACATAACTGTTTTTATACTCTGCAAACTCTTCACAAGAAATTAATCCTTGTTTATATTGCTCATATCTATGACTAATCCTTTTGAGCATAAATGTTTCTCTTTCTCTAATTTTCTGTAATGTTAATGTTTTCATGTTTTGTTCTCCTTCTTAAATTGTTTTCTTTCTTGTTTCTAAAACTATATTAACATACGTTTTATTTGTTGTCAACATCAATTTCATAATTTTCTAAAAAGAAATTAATCGTTCTCATTACATCACTGTTTTTTGAATAATCTGTTTCAATTGCTTCTGTTTTCAAATCAATATATCCAAGTGTTCTATGCTTATAATCATTAACATAAATTCTTTCATATGCTCCTTTGCTCCAATACTTGAAAACATAGTAATTACTTTCATCATCTTTATCTGTTCCACACCACGGATTTGTATTCCCATCTCTATCAATTACTGCTACCTTTTCATATCCTGTAAATTTCTTCATTTTTATTTCCTCCTTCAACGATTGTTCTCTGTTCTTTATCTTGATTTAATTATACATCAAAGGGTTGAACTTGTCAACCCCTATTTTGATATTTTTTTATGCAATACAAACTCTGCTAACTGATTCTTTTATGACCTGTGAACCATATTTTGTTCTAATGTCTGCCATTGTTGTTTTACCGTAGCTTCTTGTTACTTCTTCTGGATTGTGCCAATACCACATTTTCTTTTTACTCGCCCATCTAAAACCATTCTGTTTTAATTCTGTTTTGCATCCATATGTGTTACCGCTTACCCAAATCCAAGAACCACAAATCTCTATGTCAATATTTAAGTTGATGATATTATTAATAACATTTCTTAACATTTCATCCTCTTCCATATTGTATTTCTTTTTGTTTTCTTTTGTATCACTGTTTTTGAGAACTTTAAAAAGCTGTTCATATTCAACATTTATAGTTTTGATTGCTTCTACAGAACCACCGTTGTCTGGATGATTTTCTTTTACAAGTCTTTTGTATTCTTTTCTAAGTTCTTCCAATGTTTTGATGTTTTTAAAATATTTCATATTTAACTCCTTCATTTATTGTTTTCCTTTGTTCTGATTATATTATAACACATACAAAATAAATGTCAATACATTTTATAAATTTCTTTAAATAAAAAAAATAGACCTATATACTATATAAATATTATATATAATATATAAGCCTATTATGTTCTATTTGTGTTTGTTCTGTTCTTTTAACTTTCGGACTTCTTTGTCTGTGTATTCTTCATTGTATTTCTTTTTGTACTTTTCATGGTACTTGTCCTGCATATTGTGTATTGCTACAGAATCATAACCTGTGCCATTAAGCTGTTCGCACATTCTGTTCACTTTCTTGATTTCTTTTGTAACATCTTCTACAAGGTCTGAAATATACTCGGCATCCGCTGTCATACCATAATTAATGCATTCTTGCCACACTTCTTCGTATAAATGCTTTGTTCTTTCTTCCCATTCCTTATACTGTGTCATTGCAGATTTCACAAACTTAGGTAACACATTGTCATTTACATCATTTGTTGTGTATCTGCTCCAATCAGACGGGATAATTCTTGGTATTTCCACTTGTCGCATTGGAATGATTTTATGATGCATATTAATGTATTTGTGGTGTAGTTTTCTTTTGCCTGCCACTTCGCACATATACTGGTATTCTAACTTGCGCTTAAATCCCTGCAAACCTAAAAAGCAAAAATAGTCTGCTAACTGTTCATGCATACCCAGTGCTTTCTGCATATGTTCATCCAATTTCAGATAGATTTCTTCTGCTTTTTGTTCCTTTTCCCTATCTGTTGTTCGAACATTACTATATGTCTGCATTGCCCTTGTATCTGTGTTCCAAGGTTGTTCATCCTGTATGTTTCTATTCTGTTCATTCATATTTTTCTGTTCATAGTTCATTGTGTTCACCTCCTAAATCGTTGGGAAATTAAATGATGTTTTTCCAAGTTCACAGGCAGATACAATAAACGTTCCAACATCTGTTGCTACATTTGTGTGGTACACTTTTCTGCTTCTTATCTGGTCTGCGTGAACATTGTTTCCACATTTTGTCCTCAATACATACTGTGTTGCTCCATCCCCTATCGTTATCGCAACTGTATCTGCACTTGTTACTTCTGGTATTGCTTGTGCAATACAGATACATACTTTTTCTTTGTTACTATAAGTGGCTTGTGGTATGTTTAGCACTAATACATTATCAGTAAGTGTTACACTATTTGTTTTCACAAAATGTGTGCAACCACCACAACCATAACCACCGTTATTGTATAAACTACATGCCATAGTTATTACCATCCTTTCTAAATCATTTATTTAACAAAATAAGGGCGGATATTTCACCGCCCTAATAACTCACGCATAAGCGGATAAAATGTCTTAAAACTTAAATTATAAGCTTACACATACATTCTAGCATCCACAGCAATTATATTGATGTGAATACATATGTGCAGATTCATATGGACTGCACGTCTGATATGCCGGAATTGGTGTAGGTCTTAATGTCGAAATCAGAGTAGCGTTCTGTGCCTGCTGACTTAACTGGAAGTTTGCCGTCTGTAACTGGTCACGTAAACTCTGAATTTCATTCTGTGTCATTAATGCTCTTGTCGCATCACCATCTGCTTTAATAGCATTTACAATGTCACAAGTGTTTCTTGCATTTTCATAGCGAACTGCATCAATGTTTCTCTGTGTTGTGCAACAACAATCTGAAAGCTGTGTAGCAAGTGCATTTGTATTTTGCATGCCTGCAACTGCTACATTGTTAATTGCCTGCTGTGTTCCGTTGAAACCATTAAGCAAAGAAGTATTGACAGCATAGAAACCATCACATATACCATTTTCAAGACCATTAAGCTTGTTCATGACAGCTTGATTGTCGAATCCTCTCTGAATTGCGCTGTCTGTATATGCGCTTGCTGTGCTGTTCATACCGTTACCTCCCCAGTTTCCAAAGTTTCCACCCCATGCAAGGAGAAAGAAAAGGAAGAAAATCCAACTGCCGTTACCATCTCCAAACATACCATCGTTGTCTCGTCCAAGTGCTAATGCATCTGCTACACTTAATCCATTACCATCCATACTCATAATAGTACCTCCTGTTAATTAATATTTATATAAACCATTTAGGCTTATACCTTATTTAATTCCAAACATCTTTTTAAAGTTCTGAAACTCTTTTAATGCGTGTTGCATATTTATTCCACGCTGTTGGCACAGGTTAGCGGCTGTCTGTTCTAATTCTTTTTCACTCTTTCCTTGTGCCATCTGTTGCGCTCTTTGAAAGAGTGGATTGTTACTAAAATTGTTCATCTTCTTTTTCCCCTTTCAACTTATTTATCTGTTCTGTTAATATATTTATTGCTTCTTCAAAATCCTGTTGTAATACATAACTACTGTTTGTATTTGCTTGTGCTTGTTTCTGTTCTTCCAATACATACGTTTTTAGTTCCGCTGTTCCATCTAACAGTATTTGTTTTGTATAGATTCTTTTATTTGCAACATCTGTGAACACATACATACTGCCATCTAAGTCTATCATACTTGCCCTTGCTTCTTCCAAACTAGATACAGGTCTACCCTTAATCATTTGCATTTGTTGTGGTACTTGCTGTTGCATCATCTCCTGTTGCGGAAACATTTGATTGTATTGATTCTGTAGATTATTCATTCTTTGCTGTGCTAAATTTTGTTGTACATTCCCATTTATGGGATAGGAATAGTTGCCATACATTTATATTTCCTCCTTTCTTTGTACAATTATATTATATCCTATCCAATTATTAACAAATATCATAAAAGTATCTATTAAGTTTCTTAAAAGTATGCAATAAAAAAGGAAGGTCTTTCGACCTTCCAATTAAAATACACTTCCTAGCTTCATAAGCATTTTCCTGTGTTTCCTTTTGACCGTCACTTCTGACATTCCTAATTCATCTGCTATATATGTTAATGATTTCTTGTCCTTATAGTGCATTAACAATATTTTCTTTTCTTCGTCACTTAACATTGTTCTTTCTAGTATGCTACGGAACTCTTCTACGGAACTAATACCTTTTAGTTTCTTTCTTGTCTCTGCGTTTTCCTTATCCATTCGCTTTTCCACTCCCCATAAATTTACCACATACAGGGCATTTGTGCGGATTACCTCCGCTTTTATTTCTCGACTTCGCAACTCTGGCAGTTGTTCTTGTTGTGGTTTTAGCTTTTGTTACATGTATCCTTGCTTTTGCCATTATTTATCACCGCCCTTTGTTTCATTGTGTGTTGCGTTATCATTGTACTGATTACCATCTACATCGTTGTATTCTGCATTTGCATTATCTCCGTCTGTACCAACATCTACAGATTTTGTTTCTGTTGTTTGTTCGGTTGTAACATAGTCATATTGACTTTCATACCAAACGAAACCACAATAGCCTACAACCGCTTCAAGAAACATTAATACTATAAGCAACACTATTATTTTGTCCTTAACTTTGTTAGACCTTGTGTATTCTTTCTGTGTGTCAATCAATAATTCCTGTAATTCATTTTCTTCCATTTTTACCACCTACATTACAGAATCTTTGTAGATTCCTTTATCTCTTACACTACTTGTTCCTAACTTATATTCTCCGTTTTCACGTATGTACATCATTGCAGGTTCATACACTCCATTTCTTCTTACATAACAATTAGACTGCAATTCAAACATTGCATACAAAGTCATATCTTCCTCTATCTCTTCGTCTCCTTCTATAATCATTCCATTTCCATCATACCTTGTATTCCAATTTATGAACTTATAATTCTTTTTCTTTGCTGTTGGCATTTTCCCAATGCTATTAATTGTTTCATGATATCCGACTTTCATTACATAAGCGTCTTTGTACTCTTTTCCATCATGAATAACTGCATCTGCACCAACAGAAGAAAATGTAATTGTGTATTGTATCTTCTCCCAAACAGCATATAATGTTACATCTGCGTCTGCACCATACGAACCACCTGCATAGTATTGTGGTTCTGTCGCATTTTTATTTGTGCTCCATCCAAGAAAAACATATCCATTTCTCTTTGGTACTGTGCTACTAAGCGTTAACACATATCCATATGTTTTTGTCTGGCTGTTCGGTGCACCAGTACCACCATTCGCATTATATTTTACTGTATGTGTTGGTCTAGGTGCTGTCCAACTCGCACTAGCGTTCGAACGTCTTGTTACATTAGACGATATATATTGTGAATATCCTGTCTGCGTGACTGTCTTTCCATATCCAATAACTCCAACATACACAAGTCCAGATGCCCCATAATTACCTGCACCACCAACAGATACCGAGCCACCCCAACTTTTAGAAATTATTGTTCCGTTAAAATTACCTCTTGTTACCTGTATATACCTTTGCACCCATATTCTATGTCCATTTTTACCATTGTCTTCTGAGTATATCTCTACTACTGTACGGAAACTTGAATTTGCTGTTCCTGCCGTATTTCCATATGCTCTCGCTCTAAGTATAGCCATGTTTTCACCTACTCTTCTGCAAACTTAATATAGATGTCTCCATCTTTACCAATACTATTGTCTGGGTCTCCTGTTCCACTTCTAATCGTTGGTAAATCATCTAATTGTTTTTGTAACTTCGCCGCTACATCACCATCTAACTTGTTCTTAATTGATTCAAACCATGTATCGAACTGCCCTTCCAACTGGCTATATGCTTTTCCAAAATCAAGCTGTTGTATAAGTGCCGCTACAATTCCGCAATATTCCATGTTTAGTCTTGTATCTGTTATGTCTCCTTCTGTTATTGTCGTTGCTCCTACCTTGTTTGAAATTATCGCTAATACAAGTTCATGTATATTCGTTGTGAATATAGGGTACACACTCGACACAAACTCTCTAGCTTTCACAGTAATTTCTCGATTTGTTTTATTAAGTTCCGCAACAATAACTGTATTCGATGAACCTGTTCCAGAATTTACATTTAATTGTATCGTCTTGTCTTCATCCAATGTGTACCAATACCCATCAATAAACGCTTTACCAGTTTTTACTTTAACACTTAATCCACTATTGGGTATTACTTTTAACTGGTCTGACGTTTTTGCATATACACCATTACCAATAAAATTGGAAAAATAATCCGCAAAATCAGAGGCATCATATGTTCTGTCATACGAACCATCAGAAAGCTTGTTTGCATTATAAAAACCACTTCTTTCTGCCATTATTCTTTCTCCTTTCTTTATATGATTATCATATCACAACATTTCTTTCAAGTCAACATTAATCTGTATCATATTGATACGTACTTCCAAGACAAACAGTTATTCTATAATTTATTCTTGTTCTAACATTATTACTAAACGTCCTATCAAACACCGCATACCAAGCATCTGTTTTATATGTTGCTCCTTCAATGTGAACACTATTTGCATTACCATCACCATTATTTACTACAACTGTATATCTACTTGGGTCTGTTCCAGATTCAATGTTAAATCTCTTTTTAAATTGTTCTCGCACCCATTTAATACCAAACAATCTTTTCGAGTTTCCAGAGACATTTGTTACATAACTTCCCGAAAAACTATAATCTCTTGCCGTATTCCTTGTCGCATCATTTAGATACTTTATGTTTGCTTCAATTTGTTCCAACTTCTTAAATCCATCTTTTATTTGCACAACTGTATCTTTTTTTATCTTCCCATATTGCAATGTAACATCTACTATTCTTTTCGAATCTTGTTCTGTAACTATAGCCGCTATTATTTGTGCATCTATAATTATGCCGAGTTCATCATCTTTTATCGTAACCCAATCGCCCTTATCAAAATCTTTTCTATATTCAAGATTTCTTACAGTTACTGTAGATTCATATGCATGTGAAACATTATTTTCTTTTGCTTTTTCATTTGCTCTATTTTTTATATTTGTTTCATATTGTTCTTGCGTTAATTTATTTCCGTCTGCATCTTCACTTTGTAAATCTCTTGCATCTATCCATAATTCAGAACGATTCCAACCAATTTGTTCGCCTATTGCATTTTCTTGATTTATCTTTAACTCATACCACTTTCTGTCAGTTCCTTCTCCCTCTCCTGCTACATATGCAACATTCTTGTAAGATTCGCTATCTTTTGTATATGCCGTTCTACTTATATTACTGAGTGATTGCGAAAAAATAATAGCTTCATTTCCTTCTTTGTTTTTTACTCGCCTATCTGTACCAGAAGATAACATCAATGTCCAGAATTTAACATTTGTTTCTATGTCTAATCTATCTGAATACAGAGATGTTAATTTTGGATAAAAGAATAACCCTAAATCATCCAACTCCATAACCTCTTGTATTTCATCCCATAGATAGCCACCTGTAACCTGTTTTTTTACCGCACTAAGTTCTTTACTTTCTGACACATCATCAGTTACAACATTCATGTAAATGTATCTACTACTATCTATATTGTCCAAATCAAAACACATCTGCAACAATGTTACTATATAGTCTACACTGTTACCTGTAAAATCTACGATAGAATTAATTACTCTTTGTGTTAACAAAACTGGTGCTAATCTTCCAATTATAGTTATTGTCTTATCATATTCACTATCACTGTCTTTTATTACCTTTTCAACCTTTCCGACTGTAAATTCATCAAACAAAATGTAATACTGTTCTTTTTCATCAAACAAATAATTGTTTTCTTTTACCAATTGCGCTAACACTTTAAAAGTTCCGATTTCTCGGAACTTATCCTCATACTGTGCGAATGTGTATTTTTTTAGTGTATCAATAATTTTAAAATTACTGTTCATTACTCTTAGCATATCACATACCTCTTATATTATAATATCTTTCTGTATACTCTATATACATTTCAAGGTTATTTTTATATTCTTCGCATACTTCATACGAATAATAATATGTTCCTTTTTTAATGTTAAAAAGAGTACTTTCAACATTCATATTCGCAATTATAGACTTGTCCTCTCCTGTACTAGAATCATGCAATATTATGCTTTCTTCTCCGACTTCTGTATTAATGGTAATATAATCTCCGTCTTCCAAATCTAAATCATAGAACGAAATATACTCACCTGTATTCACATTATACACTTTTGGTGTTCTAACTATTCCTCCGCTTGCTTTTATTACTATTCTACATCCTACATCAACATCACCATTATTATCGCAAGCCACACTCTGTCTTTTCATTATCTCACCAAATACTACATGTTCATCTGTTTTATCACTTGTGAGAACTAATGGAAAATGGAACATTCCATCAACATGCGATAAATTGATGTGTTTCTGTTCTATATAGAACAAAGGATTATAACACTCAAATTCTAATGTGAACAGACATAACACTTCGTTGTTTTCTGTTTCATCTGTACTGTATTTAGGTGGTTGTGTAGGTCTTGCAAGAATATGATAGTCACCTACTGTTATCAAAACATCTTGATATATAGATATTACACTGTCAAGATATAATTTGTTTTCCTGTACTTCTTTTTCTTGTATATTAAAATATTCTTCCCATGTTGTTCCACTTGAATTTATGTTTGCTGTGTCTGCAACAACATATCCTACCAGTGAAGGCTTTCTTGTTCCAACGGTCATTCCTTCTAATGTTTTACCAATCTGAAACGGAACTCTATATGTTTCTTGTTCAATTGTTGGCATATCCCAATCAATAGAATCTAAAACAAATCTTCCATTTCCACCTTTGTTTAACTCTATTTCTTCCTGTGTGTCTGTGTTCATCAATGTTATGGAATTTATCACAATCTCACCTCCTACACACCAAACAACAATTCTCTTTTTGCTTTCTTCTGCTGTCTTGCATACTCATAAGGGTCTGGCTGTGTATTATAGAAAATGAATGTGTCTCCATTACCTCTTGCATTTCCTTCACCTTTATTATACCTCACATTTTCCTGTTTTGTCAATACCCTTTCGCCTTTATGTAACTCTGCAATATATCCATTATACGGTACATAGTCCAAGCCATTTGCATGATGACCATTTACAGAAGATGCCGCTTTCCTTGCTTCTCCTGCTCCACTTACAACGCTCTTGAAACCGTCTACAATTCCAGATATTAAACTTTTTACTGTACTTGCAAACCCTCTTACGACACCTATAATACCACCTATAGCACTTTCTATGCCACTTTTTAACCGATTAAACGCATTAACACCTGCATTATACAATGCACCTCCCATCGCACTTACAATTTGCGGTATTTTATTTAACAATGCTCGTATGCGACTTGGTAATGATGTTATTGTGCTAACTACAGATTGTACGAATCTTGTAGCGGCTTGTAGTCCATTAGATACCATATTAGCTCCGAATGATATTACACTCTGTACCACTGTTGTTAAGATAGATACAATTCGTCCGGGCAATTGTTGCATAAAGCTTATAAAACTACTTACAAATTGTGGTATAGCTGTTGCTACCCATGATAGTAGACTTGTTCCAAAATTATAAATATATCCTACCATTTGACCTATTATGAACCCTATGTTATATGGCAAATTCTGGAAGAAAGCAATAACATTCTGTACGAATGTTTGTACCGCACTTACAACAGTATTAAAGATATTAACTATATTGTTTGGTATCTCTAATATAAATGTTATTATTGACGATATTGCGCTTTCTATAAGATTTATAGCCCCATCCAATATACTAGGAATTGTTTCTGTAAAAAATGTTCTAAACGATTCGGAAACACCATCAAAACCTATCGCCTGTAAAATATTCGCTCCTACTTCTCCAAACGTTGCAAGAACATTTTCTACAAATCCAATGGCTAGTTCTATAATAGAATCAAATACTCCTTCTATTCCTTCTCTAACTCTTTCCCAATCTCCTTGATACACTCCGATAAACACATCCATAAGTGATATAATTGTATCTAATACATTCGAAACAATACCAATTATTGTTTGAAATGCTCCTTCAAATAACGGCTGTACTATTTCACAAAATCCCATCCAAGCTGTTTTTAACATATTTGTTACACTAGAAAAATTAAATCCTAATTCATTTATTCGTGAAACGAATTGATTTGCGAAATTTTCAAATACTCCTTGTAATTCATTCCACATTGCTGTCATATTGTTACGGAAATCTTCGCTGTTTTTCCACAATGTAGCAAACGCACCAACTAATACAGATATAGCAGATACCACAGCAACTATTGGAACTATAACACTGCTAAAACCTGCCGATATACTCGCTATTATCTTCGGTATTCCCCCCATCTGCGTTGCCAAACCTGCATATCCTGCTTTCACAAGGTCTATACTTGTTTTTACTGTACTTATTGTTTTTGCAAATAACTTGAATCCTCCTACTACTTTAGATAGTATAGAGAACAATTTTGATAGTATTAACGTAACTGGACCTACTGCCGCCAAAATCAATCCAAACTTTACAATTTGGTCTTGCTGTGATTCTGACAAGTTGTTAAACTTTTCTACAAGCTTTGTAATCCATTCAGAAAGTCTTCTAATATACGGCGTTAATCTTTCGCCTATTATTATGCCTGCACTTTCCAGAGCACTTTTTAACAATGTAACAGCACCGCTTAGATTGTCCAACATTGTTTCCGACATTCTCTCAGCCGCACCATCGGCATTGTTTATACTATCTGTTAGACTTTTAAAATCTTTGTCCGAAGAATTAACTATAGCCAACAATCCAGACATTCCTTCTTGACCTGCTAATGTTGCCGCAAGGTTCGCTTTTTGTGCTTGTGACAATCCACTAAATCTATCACGCATTTCAACCATTAATGTACTAAGTGGCTTCATATTACCATTCGCATCTGTTAATGATATATTATATTTTTTCATTGCCGCCGCTACTGTGTCCGTTGGTTTTGCAAGACGTGTAAACAATGAACGTAAAGCTGTTCCTGCCTGTGACGCTTTAATACCACTATTAGCCATAAGACCTATTGCTACTGCACAATCTTCCGCACTATATCCTAACGCTCCTGCTACTGGTGCAACATACTTGAATGTTTCTCCCATAAGTCCTACATTCGTGTTAGAACGTGAACTTGCTTGCGCTAGTATATCCGCAAAATGAGAACTGTCTTTTGCACTCAATCCGAATGCTGTCAACGCATCTGTAACAATATCAGACGTTGTTGCAAGGTCTTCGCCCGATGCCGCCGCAAGGTTCATAACACCAGATATGCCAGACAACATGTCATTTGTATCCCAACCAGCCATTGCCATGTACTTAAATGCAGAGGCGGCTTCTGTTGCTGAATACTTTGTTTTTGCTCCCATCTCTATTGCTTTCTTTTTTAGACTTGAAAACTCATTTCCTGTTGCACCAGAAATAGCTTTTACCTCTGACATTTTGCTTTGAAATTTAGATGTTACTGCAACAGCCGCTGTTCCTATTCCGACCAAAGGAGTTGTTACAGTTTTTGTCAACAAACCACCAGTTGTTTTAAAAGAACTGGACAAACCTTTTAACTTACTTTCTGCCGTTGCTGATTTGTCACCAAACACTTTCAAATCACTAAGGGCAGACCTAAAACCTTTTGAAAACTTGGAAGTGTCAAGCTCTAAATAAGCAATGGCAGTACCCATATTGACTGCCATTTTATTTTCTCCTTATTTATAATTTTTGTAAAAATCACTAAAACTGCTATACTCTTTTTTTTCATTTTTTTTATTTTCTATATATCTTGGTTTTTCTCCACTTTCCAAGTGTATAATAATATTCATGCAAGCTTCATTAAAACAAAAAGCAGTATAATCATCCTCTATTCCAAGGATTTCGCTTGGTAGACAATTATACTGCTTAGACATTACTATTATACTTTCTATTTTCCTACTCTGTACGAAAGGACTCTAAATCCTGTACCCCCCGCTGTGAATAAGTAAACAAGAACATAAGTTGCTCGTCTGTTAATTCAATACCTGCATTCACAATGTCTTCATACTTAGGTTCGACGAATGTTTCACCTGCTATAATTTCTAGCACCTCGAATAATTCATCAAGTAGTTTTGTATCATCTGTATCAAATCCCTTGCCACTTTCGATAAATAGCTCATTCGTTTTTGTTAATAATGTATTCGGTATTTTTCCAGACCTAACAAGTTTTAAAAGTGAAGGTCTTCTAAGTCTTGCCACAAACTCTGAATTGTTTTTAAACTTTGGAAGTTCTACAAGCTCCCCACTTGCATCCTGTTTCAACTGCTCAATACTTGTTACTTTTACTTCTTCTTTTACTGCTTTTCTTGCCATTTCTTTTACGTCCTTTCTATCTTACTTTTTTATCTTTTTATTTTACTGAAACTCCTGTTTCTTCTGTTCCACTAGAATGCACCACAGGCATACCATTTTCTATACTCTGTGCAACTGCCGCTGAACTAAAATCTGGTAATGTTGTTACATATCCAATTTTGTATGGTGCTTCCCCCTTCTTTGGTGCGCTGTTAATCGTATACTCTGGAACACGGAACACATCATCCTCAGAGTTAACACCAAACGGTGTTCCTTGGCAGTTTGGATATGTTACCTTTTCATATCTAACAATCTGTCCACTTGCATCATACTGCGCTGAATATGCATCAAGCTCAAATACTTCTCCTTTATCATCGCTACCTGCAACTGGCGGTGTGTATGTAAAATCATCTGTTTCAAGACTTCCAGTTATTTCTCCACCCTGTAAAATCTTTGCCAATGTCGGACTAAATACATTATCTGTTAATATAATTTGATGCCCTGTAATTGTTGTTGTTGCAGGTTTTTGAGCTATTAACCTACCAAGTTTTACAAGTTTAATAGCATCTGTTGTTTCTGTTTGTGGTTCGACTGCAATCTTATTTGCTGTGTCGACTGCATATTCTGTTCCCTCTGTACTACTACCAACACGAACAACTACGAGTGATACATCTATTGTAGGAATTGACTCTAATTTCTTTTTAGTTACTGGCATTCCTTTTACCTCCTTACCATTTGTTACTATTTTCTATTTTGCGGCAACCTTGGTATTGAAAAGATACCATGTGCCCTTTCACTGTTTCATCATAAAAACTGTCTGTTTCATTACCTAGATACATAACTAATGGGTACATATTTTTCATATGCTTTTTAATTTCCAACGCATAATCTTCTAATTCTGAATAATTATGTTTAGGAACATAACACATTATTGTATATATCGGTCTTTCTGCGGACACGTTATACTCTGTTGTCGCACCGCCTTTTTTAATCACTGCATATTTTCTTATGCATTCTCCTTCATGTTGCCCTGCAAAATATGTATCTATACCATTTTCTTTCAGACAGTCATATATTTGTTTTAATACACTTTTTGTCATTTCAGATACCTCATAAGGTTTGCAAAACCTTTTAATACTTCTGAACTACAGGCATTTAATGTCGGTTGCAATATCTCAAATCTTCTTTCATTACACAATTCCAGATATATACCATAATAAACTCCATGCCCTATATTTATTCTTGTTTTAGTTGGGAACTGTTCTACCCAACCTGTTAGTCTCTGTCTTGCATGTCCTGTTCTATCTGTCCATCTTCTATTTGCTTTTGCATAGTTTTCAAATTTCTTCGCACCCTCTTGTGCATACATTCTAACTGCTAACTGTGACTTGTTTTGTGCCATGTTTAGCCATCTTTCAATCTGCCTTGCATCAACTTTAAATGTTGCCATTCATAATCAACTCCATAGATATGTCTGCAATAATATTCATCTGTTCAACGTTGTTAACATCAGCAACTGTATACTCAAGTCCATTGTACTCTATTATATCCCCATTGCGTATTTCTTCTGTATCTGAGTAATCAGCTAACACCATTGGCTGTCCTTTTGTTCTTGTAACAGCTCCATCTTTTACAGTCCTTGTTTGGAATGTTTTTGTTATGTGAAACAACCCACGGAAGGCTGTTATTGTTTCTGGCTCACCCGTGGGTTCTTTGTATTCATCAATTTTGTTTCTTTTTACAGTGAACTCTGAACCATGCATTTTTATTTCCCTTTTTACTTTGTATAGTTCAATGCTTTTGTTCATTATAGCACCCCACTGTTTGTCTGGACATATTTTGAAGCTAACATTTTGAAATAACTTGAACTGTCTTTCGTAGTTAGACCACTTACATTCAAACCTGTTGTTTCTGCTTTTATGATTAATCCTTCATAGCTTGCTTTTTTAACATCTCTGTTGTTCATTTCAAGTAACGCTTCTAACTCGGAAAGTTCAAAATAAGGACATTGTTTTTCCCGTAAATTGAATTTTAACTGTTCAATATCATCCATGTTAGCACCTCCTTACATGTTAAGTTCACGCATTGCTTTCTGAATCATTTCTCTTGCTTCTGCAACGTTCCTTGCTCCATGTGTGTCAATATTATGTTCTTTCGCAAACTTCATAAGTTGTGACTTGTTCATCTGTGAGATAGGAATTTCTTCCTTAACTTCTTCATGCTCTGGTTCTTCCATTTCATCTGCTTCAACATCAATGACTGTATTATCTTCTGGTTTTACTTCCTCTTCGAATCCATCTGCAATTCTGTAGCCTTTTGGTTTGAACATTCTTTCATAGGCATCTTTACTTACCTTTCTTACTTCATGTCCAATTATAACATTTACCATTGCCATTGTCAAGACCTCCTTTTATCCCTGCTCAACATCATAGATGAATACTTGATCGGCAGTTGGGAAGTCTGGCAGACAAATCATTGTCACTTTTGTATTTACGTTTACTGGGTCTGTTTCTGTTACCGTTGTAATTGCTACACCTGTGTCAACAATAGAAACATTTGCAACTCCGCTTGTTAACAGGTCTGATTCTTCTGGTGTTGTACCTAACCATGTGTTACCGAGCGTACCATCTGGAATTAATGTGAACGTATCTTCCGGCACATAATTTTGTGTTGCCCCATCTTCGTCCTTGTACTTTTTATCATCAACTGCAATTGTGATTTCAAGTTCATCTTTAATGTAAGAAAGAACTTTTGAATCTGAAATGAATCCCTGTCCATCTGTAAGAATTGCGATTGATTTCTTAATCTCTGTGTTGTTTCTCATATATCCGATAACCTTAGAAGTTGTTACCGCCCTTGTAAGTTCAACACCTGTATCTGTTCTGATAACATCCTGTGCTTTTCTGATGTCATCCATGATTGTTGCTGTTGGGTCAGACCAAGACTTTGTTACAGTTTTCTTATGTCCTTCTGGAATGCGATAATCATACTCGTAAATCTGTCCATTGCTCTTCATGGAGATAACACCTGTTGTTAACATCATCATACGCATACGCTCACGCTGAGCCGCCGCACCCTCAAGAAGTTCTGTTTCATCTGCAAAAATTCTGTTTGCAATCGTATCAATGTACGCTTGATTACCTGTTTCAATAATCATATTTAACTGTTGTCTTAATTCTTCATCAATGTATTTAGATTCTTTGAAGAACGGCATCTGTGCACTTAACTTCTCGAATCCAATTCTCGGTCTTGGTACTGCTTTTACGTCAAACGAACTTGCTTTAAGTACAACTGGTAATCCGTTTGAACCTTTTAACCAATCAAGTTTAAGTCCGAGTTTCTTTTCATTCGGGAATAATTCTTCTCCTAAATAAGGTGCTCTGTCCTGCGTCATAAGTTCCCAATAAGACGCAATTTCTGTCGATGTAATAATATCGAATATTGTCATTGTTTATTTTCCTCCTGCTTTTGTTTTTATTTTAAGAATGTAACTCTACCTGCTAATGCAGTTTTTACATAGCTTGTAAGTTTTCCCTGTGTTGTTTCATCAATTCTATCAAGATTGACAAAACCGAAAATCAAAAGTGTTCCGTTTGCATCACCTGTTGTTACATCAACATCGTGTAACAAAACTCCTACTGCATCCGAAGCTTCTGACGCTGAACCTGCTTTTGCGGCTGTAAATGGTGTTAACCTGTTCGTCAAATCACCTGTAAGTGGTGTTCCTGCTTTAACAATCTTTTTACCCAATGAATTTGCTGTTGCCTGTACAGAATCATCTACGACAATTCCAACGGACACTTGCGGTTCTACATTGAACAAAATCTGATTTGTAGAACCATATGTTTCTTTTTTGATACCTGTCTGGTTTAACATTTTTGTACCTCCTGCTTATTTAAAATAACTGCTCTTTGTAGGTTTCTTTTTATTTGCAAAAAGTCTTGCGGCAATAGAGCCTTCATATTTATCCTCGATGTTTTCATCTTCCTGCTCTGTGTTTTTGCTTACACGCTTTCTTGTAACTCTTGGCTTTTTGTTTTCCTGTTCCTTTTCTTCATCCGAAACAAAATACATCTTGCCGTTTGTTCCATCTTTAATTTCTGCAATAACCTTGTTAATGTCTTTATCCTTTGTTACTCTGGATTTTGCAATCACAACCAAATCGTCTACTGCTTCCGGTTTTGCTCCAAGCTTAATTGCGGCTAACTTTGCTTCTGCTGTCTGTCTTGCTTCTCTTTCCTCTACAAGCTGTCTTGTTGTTTCCTTAATCACATCATCTTTCTTTTCTAAGTCTGTTTTATTCTTTTCTTCATCTTCCTTAGCTTTTGTTACGATGCCTTTGAGTTTTTCATCATCCTCAATACCAAGTGATTTCATATAATCTTTAACAGCCTGTTCTTTTACTGCTTCGACATCAACTTCCGGCTTGTCCTCTTTCGTTTTTGTTCCTTCTTTTTCTGTGTCTTTTTCCTGCTCTTTTGTTTCAGTGTCTTTTTCATCTGTTTTTGTTTCTAATTCTGCCATTATTCTTTTCCTTTCTCTTTGTATTTAGACTGCAAAATCATGTTTGCATGTTCTAACCTTTTCTGTTTTTCTTTTACTTTCTGTAATCCTCTTGCATATTTGCTGTTTCTAATGGATTTTAATTTTGTGGTTTCCTTCCTAATCTGTTTCTTTAAAGCAAGTGTTTCCGTATCATCATAACATATATCATACTGTGCTTTGCATTTCGGACACTCCATATAAGTTCTTATAATCTCATGCCCTTCTATTGTTTTAGTTTGTTCTTTTAACATGCAATCAAAATCATTTTTGCACACATCACATGTCACTATCAATTATATCACCCACTTTCTTCAAAGTCAAGCTTTTTACAAAAAGATTTTTATTTTTATCATATAAATTTATGCCATTGCATCTTTCCGCTAACTCATTACGTTTTAACTTCAAACTTTCTGAAAGTTTCTTCTGCTTTCTATCTTCTTTCTTACTTACAGAATCACCTCTTTGACGCTTTTTAATAGCGTTTAAAAGCAATTTCTTATAATCATTGAATATTCTTATAGTCTGCATGGAATCGACCTGTAAAACGTCAATTTCGCCGCACCTATCACATTTGCTATAAATCACCCTTACAAACTCACCTGTTTCTGTGTAACAATCTTTTTTGTGAACATTACATTGCCTTAATTCGTTCACTTCTCCACATTTGCTACAAACTCTTTCAACTTTTAGTTCTTTCTCATTCATGTTTTTTTTCTCCTACATAAAATCTAACACATAGTTATCAATATCTGGATATGTACCACTAGGGCTCTGATACCACTTTCCAATCTTATCAGCTATTGTTGTCATACTACCTGGTATCACTGCTTCGAATGTACACATACCGTTCGGATGGTCTAATGGCAATTCATCTTTTGGGAACACTCCCATACCTAAACCATATTGGTCTGTTTCTGCCCTTTCTCTGCATATGTCGCATACTCTTCCATGAAAGTTACTTGTAAGCCATCTATAGCCTGTCACAAAAGGGTCATGCTCATTTACTGCCATAAAACTTTGTTCATATGCGTGACTTACCATTGTTCTCGCTAACCTTTGTGCATTATAATCAACCCTTCCAATATAGAACGTATCTTTTATCTTTTCTCCTACACTGTTTGCTCTACCTGCATCAACATCTGTTTGTCTTGCATATCTCCATTTATGTATTGTCCTACTTGGTTTCTTTGCTGACGGTTTCACATATTGTTCAATTTCTTTTGCAATATCATAAGCCGACTTTTGTTGTGCTGTTCCATACGATATAATCTTCGATAGCGTTTTCTGCGTCTTTTTATTATATCCCCATATTGCTTTACTTAATGTCCAACCTTTTTGATATATGTTACCAGTCATTATGTTCTGAACAACATTTTCTGGAACATAGAAGAAAGCATTTACTATGTCTTTTTCTTCAAAACCACATTGTTTTAAATATGACCTTTTGTCTTGTACTACTTCATTGCTTATTGTTCTTATATCTCTTACAATGTGATTTTGAATGTCTTGATTTAACTGTTTTACTCTGCTATTTATATCTCTCTGCAATAATGTAAGACGCTGTTTGTTTATTATGTCTTTTTCATTTGCTATCTGCCTTGAAATGTCAATGTATAAATTTTCATACATTGTTTTTATTTCTCTCAATTGTTTTCTCGTTATGCTCTGTCTTACCTTTTCTGCATTTTTCAATCTCCAATTTGCTATTTGTATCACCACCTTATTTGTTTAATAATGTTGTAGTATCTTCAATTCTTGCATCCGAATGGTAAAATTTATTATACGCATCTTTAAAAAGTTTTGCACATATAAAATCATCAAACGTTCCTGCTATGTATTCAACTTTTTTTCTGTTTAGCATCATCCCATTTAATTGCAATCACAAAATACTTATTCATAATTTGTTCTCCTTCACTTATTGTTTTGTTTGTTATCTTCTTTACACTTAATATATTACACTATTCTTTTATGTTTGTCAACAACTTTTTACAAATTATTTTGAATTGTTTCTTCTTCTATATTATCTTCAACTTCTGTTTCAATTCCAATACCATCAAGTTTCGATTGTACTTGCTGATTCATAGACAGACTGTCAAACATGTTTAACTCTACTGCAATCTGCATAAGTTCTTCGTCTATTTGTTCATCTGTCATTTCTGGACGCCATTTCTTTATGTACGATTTACGGCTCATTGCATTCACATTAATTTCTGCCATATCCGTGTCTTTCTCTTCCTGTTCATCGTCCATTAATGCATAATTGTTTTCGATTAACACATCATATTCAATCTGATTCAAATCTGTAATACCATACACAGATTTTACTATTTCTGGATTTCTCAACGCAATTTCTATGATATGATTTACAACTGTTTCTAGTGCAGGAATCCAAGTCATAAGCTTTTCATCACATCTTACCTCTAAAGACCAATACAATGCCCTTAATGCCTTTCCGCTTGTAATACTGCCTACAAGTGTTTCTTCGGAAATGTTTGGTACATCTGACATTCCATACATTGTCGTTTTCATTCTGTTCAGTGTTTCTTTCACAGCTTCTGTGTGATTCATTTGTGGTGCTAATACACCAATCATTGTTTTTGGTTCATCTATGTTTTGATTACTCTCTAAATCCCAATAAGAACCTGCGCTACTAGACAGATGTTCTGTTGTTGCGTGGTTCATATCTACAGTATATCGGATTGGATTCATTCCCTTGCCTTCACTGTCAATATCTGCATTTGCTAATTTACTGTATGCACTCTCAATGTCTTTTAAATCTTCAATTTCACTTATTCCACGTTTTTCATGGAGTGTGCCATCATTGAAAATAATAACAACTGGAATATCTTTTAAATCTGTTTCTGTTAGCGGTATGAGTTCATTTATTGTCTTTCCTGCCCCATCATACAATACAGAACTCATATAGATTGTTCCTTTTATATCTTCATACTTGTTTACTAGAAATCTTTTATCTGTTCTGTTTTTACTTTCCTGTACATTTTCAAAACTAACAAACTTTGTTAATCTATCTGTACCATATTCTGTTTCATAATAAAATTGTAATGCGTCATAAAAATGAACTATAATTCCATCATCCTCGGAAATGTCTGTTAAACATGCAATACGTTTTCCGATGAAACAATCTTTTGCACCTTGTAACAGATTCTTTTTAAATTTAGACTTCTTCAACACTTTGTCTATTAACTTCTGATATTGTTCTATTTGTTCTTTTTGTACATCTTCTACAGAATCACCTTTTATTGTGATATCTGGTGCCTGTGAAAACATGAACCTTGCTTCTTTATCAATCAATGTTTTTGCTATTTTATATTTAATGTTTGATGCAACATAATCACCGTTTGTTCCTTGCGCTATAAACTCTGCTCCATCTTTGTATATATTATAAAACTTAAATATATCGAGTAATTCTTTTTGAAATACACTACGACCAGTTTCTATCTCATTACTTAATACAAAATAAGGAACACTAGGCAATGCAGTGTTCACTGAAACACTAACATTCTTGTTACTCATGTTTGCTTTCTCCTTTCTTCAATTGTTATATTTATTTTAACATAACATTTATATAATGTCAATACATTTATAATATATATTATATATAATAATAGGGCGGTATTTCTACCACCCTTTGTTTTTATGTTCTATTTCTTAATGCCAGACAATAAGTAATATGTTGTAATAAGTCCTACAATACCATCTGGCGTAAGTCCTCTATTACCCTGAAACACTTTTACACACTGTGAAAGATATTTGTCCCAATAACCAGTTAACGGAAGTTTTGTGAATCCATATACATAATGCAACTGCCTTCTAAGCCAATTAATTGCACTAATGCAGTTATGTGTCTGTCCACTCCATAACAAGTGGCTACCTGCAAATGCCTGCGAGTTCTGTCCGAATTTTCCATCCTCACTTAATGTTCTTGTGTCGAACCCCTTGTTCATGTACTTCTGCCATTCTTTTACATATGCATTTTCTATGTAATATCTCTTATCACCTTTCCATGCATCTGTTTTAACAACTGGATTGTTTGCTTTGTTCTCTGTTAATGGCTTACTTGCTGTTCCATTATACTTAGGTCTAATAATGCACTGTATCTGACTTACTTTCCTTGTCCTTCGCATTACCTCCCCACCGTTGCTGTCGTTTCCTACTGCCGTGTTTCCTTCAATCGTTGTATATGTTCCATTTCCATTGTTCTTTTCGATAAGTCCAATATGGTCACCTATTCCATCTTTGTTCCAATCAAATATTACAATATCACCATATTGACCACTGTTTTTGTCTACTGTTAGTCCTTTACTTGTTCCCCAGTTTTTGACTGTAGGACAATAGGCTGTTTTTTTACCATCATAGAACAGATTGCTTGCTCCACACATACGAAAGATATCCCACACAAAAGCACAACACCACGGATAAGACGCACCACTTACTACTCTTCCATAATAGTGCGTGTTAAACACTACATTGTTACTGTTTGCAGGACTTTCTTTCACTCCAATATAACTTGTTGCTTTGTTCATTATCTGTTTAGCCGTTGCCATTTTTTATCACCTCTTATAAGCTTATATTTTACAAATTAAGACATTTTAATTGTTTATGCGACTATTCCTTAGCTTCTACTTCTGGAATACCTGCAATGCTCGTCAGAACGCTTACAATGCCACTTACAACAGCACCACTTATTACCATCTTCCAATCTACACTATTTACGAATGCAGATGTACCAATCAATGCTACTGCTGTTTGCGCCATTGTCTTTACTGCTCTAATTCCTGCTTTTTTACACCACTGCACTGTGTCAACATTTGGTCTAAATACACAATTTTTAAACATCATCAATCCTCCTACCATTCTCTTGTTTACACATTTCTAATTCGTGTTTTGTTTCACTTATCTTTTCATTCTGTTCATTTATTGCATCCCATTGCCTTTTCTGTGATTCACTTACATGTTTTTTATATTCCTCTAAATCTTTGTTTTGTTTTTCCAGTTCCTCTGTTAACCTCTCCATTTTAACACTAAGTTCCGTCATTGCTTTGGTGTTTTCATTTAATGGCTTGTAGATTGCGGTGAACAACGCTATTAATGCAGACAGAGCAACAACAAGATATCCTACCGCTGTTGCATCAGACATGGTTAATAATGCATATTTTATCACGTTGTTAACCTCCTATATGTTCTATTATACAAAATCTCCATATATTCTATACCTCTTCCCATCCATACACACCCGGCTCCCAGACATTCCCATCTGCCGTGCTAATCCATGTTTTGCCATTGTGTGTTACCTTGTCTCCTTTGGCATATGGATTCGTACTGTCCGGCTGTTCCCACTCTGGAATCGTGTCAGTGTCCGGTATAAGCACCTTGGCGAACAAAGACGGCGCATCCGGTGGTATCCAGTCTGCCTGACTGGTGTGAGTGGTCAACACCTTGTAAATGGTGCCATTGTACTCCAACCGCTTACCGACTGCATATGCCTTGCCAGACTCCCATTTCTCCACGAACGCCGGATACTTAACAATCTGTTCATCAGTCATCGTAGCTGTCTGGTTCTCTAGCAGTCCTCTTAACTGTTCTGCTTGTTCCCTCGTCACTGTACCACCCCCATGATTATATTAAGTGCTTCTTCTGCGGACAGCTCCGGTTCTGGATAGACTGGGTCGTCCGTAAGTGTCCACGTTTGAACTA